ATGAGTACAATTAATTTAAACGAACTCCGCGACCGGGCATACAAAATTGCACGAGATCATGGTTTTCACGATGCCGACTGGAGCAATGAGCATCTCCTTTGTCTTGTTATCAGCGAACTGATGGAAGCGGTTGAAGCAGATAGAAATGATAGCAGAGCCAATATGATAGGCTTCGAAACCTGCATAAAAAATGCCTATCAAGGCATTGTTCGGGACGATTGGTTTCTGAAAGCTTACAGAGCCGATATTAAAGGAAGTGTTGAAGAGGAACTTTCCGATGTGACCATATGTTTACTTGATCTCGCGGGACTTCGCAAGATTGATTTATCCGAATTACAAGGACCGCTATTCGATAAATTCAATATTACCCCTGAATTTATCAGTTGGAAATCTCAGATTGAAGAGATGAGCTTCACTGAAAGAATATTCTGCCTATGTTCTCTTTTAACAAGCAGAGAAAGTATTGAAGATGTTGTCAGATCATCTATAGTGATAATATTCTTACATGCTGATATATTGGGTATTGATCTTCTTTGGCATATTGACCAGAAGATAAAATACAACACACTCAGACCTGTAATGCACGGAAAGAAGTATTGATTAACAATAAAAAGTATGGAAAAAGTTTTTATAACTAAATATGCCTTAACAAAAGGCATATTGGAAAAAGAAGCGGAAATATGCGATTATGGAAATGGACATATAAGAGCATACGTGAAAGGAGAGTTTTCGAGTTATTCTTTAGGCAAGGAATGTTTTAAGACAAAAGAACAGGCTATGGAAAGAGCCGAGAAGATGAGATTAAAAAAGATTGCTTCTTTGAAAAAACAGATAGAAGCATTGGAAAAGATGAAATTCAAATAGATATGAATGAAAAAGAATATTTACAGCAGGAGTTAAATGAATGGTACAATATTCAGAGCACATTGTTGAATTTCTTAAGTCGATGTAGTGATGAAACAACAGCCTTTGTACGAGGTTCTCTTGAAGAAATTGCAGAGAGTTTAGAGACAGAATAATAATTCACTTTACGAAATTAATTGGCTGAACGCCACTATTAGCAAGGGTGTAGTGGATCACGACGCCCTCTGGCTTACAATGGCTTATTATTGCACCCAGGATTGACATAACGAAAGAATAAAAAGAACTGAGCCGGAATAGCTCATTTCACAAAAGAAACAAGCATCCGAGGTGTAAACCTCGCCTCAGACCGGCAACCGCAAATCTTGAAAGTGGTAGACCTTGACATTTGCAATGGTCCGGTAGGCAGGAGCACGGTAGGATGAGTATTAATAATCAATGTTTAATTAATCAACTCCGCTGTTAAAGGACAGTGTCCGGTGAGAGACCGGTTATTTTGTTTCTATTTATTATTTCAAACAACATCCCGGTGTACTTTGATAGGTTATCCGGGAACAATTACCGCTGGGAGGCAGTCAATATATTTTTAACATTTTGACAGCCGGGAAAGACCGGCAACAGGGCGCATAGCTTAATGGTAAAGCGTCCCCTACCGGGGAAGAAAGGGGTTCGATTCCCTAGCATCCACAAACACTTTAAATAATAAAAGACATGGGACAAGAAAATCAAACAACAGAACTGCAAATATCCCAAGCTAAGCAAGCAGCCGAATTTGCACTTACTCCGGTCGGACAGATGGTGAAACAGTTCGAGGTCATGCAACGCATGGCAAAGATGTACACGGAAAGCACAATCGTACCAGAAGCCTATAAAGGCAATGTTGGCAACTGTGTGATTGCGATTGATATGGCAACACGTATGGGCGTGAATTCGCTGATGGTCATGCAAAACCTTTACATTGTCAAGGGCAACCCCTCATGGTCGAGCAAATTCCTTATTGCTACCATCAACATGAGTGGTAAATATTCATCCCTACGATACCGAAAACGAAGTCTCGGTAAGGTCGGAAAGATCAAATATAACGAAACGGTTTGGGATAATGTTGCTAAGCGTAATACCATAGTGGTAAAAGAGTTTGACGGTACAGATGTTGACAACATTGAATGTATTGCCTACGCAACTGAACTTTCTACAGGGGAGACACTTGAATCCGATCCTATAACGATTGAAACGGCAATTAAGGAAGGATGGTATACAAAAACCGGTAGCAAGTGGGTTACAATGCCAAGCCTTATGCTTACTTATCGTGCTGCTGCATTCTGGCAACGTATGTACTGTCCTGAAATCAGCATGGGATTCTTGACTAAAGAAGAAGCTGACGACATACAGGATGTCGAATATGAAGAAATCAAGCCAAAAAACAAGCTGGCCGATCTGGCAAGCAAAGCAGCCGTCCAAAAAAAAATGGAAGAACAGCAACCATACCCGGTTGAAAAAGCAGAGACGGATAGTAAACAACCCTCACAAAAAACCCTGTTATGATTGATAATGCAGCACAGCATACGATAGCTTGGTTCCGCGCCCGTCATGGGAATATCACAGGCAGCAATGTCGGCTTACTAATGAAAAGCGGGCGCACGGACATCTTTTCTGAAACAGGGAAAAGCTACATATATCAAATAGCATCAGAAAGGGCAATGAATCCGGCTATCGTTAATGACGATAGCCAGTTTGCCGAATATCTCAAGCAAACGGAAGTGACCAGCAAGGCGATACGATGGGGCAACGAACAAGAGGCGGATGCTCGCAACCTGTATGCCGAAATATCCGGTCTGCATATTGTGGAGGTCGGTTCGTGCAAACATCCTACCATTCCACATTTTGCCAGCAGTCCAGACGGTTTTTACTACGACGAGAACACCGGCATAAAGTCCTGTCTGGAAATAAAATGTCCCAACCAGGCAACATTCATGCGCTACAAGAACGAGATTTATGACAACGCATCCCTATTAAGCGTAAAATATGAATACTTCTACCAGTGCATGGCACACATGATGTGTACAGGGGCGAAAGAGGTATATTTCATTGCCTATAATCCATATCAATCCGATCCGATACACATCGTCCGTATCCTGCCGGATGAAAAAATATTCGCGGAGATGGATAGGCGTATACGCCTTGCTAACGATATGATAGATAAAATAATTAATTGAAATGGAAACTAACTATCAGAAAAATACACCTGACAATTTCTGGCAAATAAGATGGCTTGACAAATACATGGAAGGCCACAAAGGGTTCATAGCTGGTGGATGTTTTAAGAATATTCTTTCTGAGGAAAAAGTGAAAGATATTGATGTATTCTTTGAAAGCGAAAGCGATTTTCAGGAAGCTGTCAATTTGTTCAATGATGAAAAACACCAAAAAGAAGGGTGGAGATTTAAGTACAGAAATGAGAAGGTATGTGCGTTCCAGAAAGAGGGAGAAAAGGTATGGGTAGAGTTCATAGAGTCAGAGTTCGGAAAGCCAGAAGAGATTCTTAGGAGCTTCGACTTTACTGTGGCAAAAATGGCTTACTACAAGGAGCCTAAATACGAAGAAAAGGAAGATGATTATTTTCCATTCTCATCTACTGATGTAGTAGGATACGAGTATAAACTTCTCTACCATGAGAAATTCTTCGAACATCTTCATATGAAGAGGCTGGTCATTGACGAAAATATTCCTTTCCCAATCAGCACATGGGAGCGTACATACCGGTACAAAGGCTATGGTTATGACATGTGTCGGGAAACCAAGAAAAAACTTTTAGAAGCTATTCAGAAAACGGATTTAGATTCTGCCGATTTATCCATGTATAATAATGGTGGATGGGACTAATAAAAAATATAGAGAAATGAACACACAATTAGCAATCAAAGAAAGCGATCTTGAACTGGTCGTTAGTGAAAAAACATTAGGTAGCCTTACTACTAATGCGATCCAAATCAGAGACATGGTAAAATCAACTCTTCCCATGTACGATATATCTAACTATAACGATGACAATATCGACCAAGCGAAGAGAGATAAAGCTGCTCTCAACAAGGCGGCCAAACTTCTCAACTCAAAACGTCTTGAAATCGAGAAGGAATTTATGAAACCTTTCGGAGAGTTCAAGGATGTTGTGGCTGAAACCGTAAAATTGATTGGCGAATGCTCTGCCAAGATTGACACGGTAGTCAAGCAGAACGAACAGCAGTATAAAGACAAGAAACTTGCCATTATCCGTTCCTACTTCGACGATGGAAATACGAATCTGATCGACTTTCGGAAAATCTTCAAGCAGGAATGGCTTAACAAGTCCACAAGCATGAAAGCGGTACAAGCAGACATTGAAACGGTTTTCGCTAAGGTTGACGAAGATCTTGAAACGCTTAAAGGCTTTGGTGGTGATGATTTTGACGTACTTCGCACATACTATATGGACACGATGAACATTGGCAATACCATCCAGTATGCTAATCGTCTGAAGGAACAACGCGAACGTGCCCAAGCAGCAGAAGAAGCACGTATCAAAGCTGAACAGGAACGAAAAGAACAGGAAGAAGCACGTAAGAAAGTAGAAGCAGAACAACCCAAAGTTAGCCAACCCAATCCTTTTAATACGGCTAATCAAAGGATGAATGGGCAACCTTCTTTTATGGATCAGCCTAAAGAACAGCCTGTGCCAGCACAGCCGGAGCTTCTAACTCGTGCCTTCAAGGTCACAACAACCCGTGAAAATATTATCGCTCTCGGCAACTTTATGAATGAACACGGCATTGACTTCGACAAGATAGAGGTTCCATGACTGGAGGATGAAAACAAGATAAGTAAAACAGATATTAAAACAATCATATGCCTGCTCAGCCGGTCGCAAGTGCTAATAGAGGCCAACTGCTCTAAGCCGGTCGATCTGGATGTAGCCCGCAGATGCAGGAAGATGGCCCGTAAATTAGAAAGGAGCTTGAAATGAATGATTACGAATACATCCCGGACTGGAAATTCTGGGGATAGTCAATAGTGTGTTTTGCATGGTATTAGTTTAGGTTAGTTTCCCCTTGCCGTCCGTGAGGATATGCAGAGGGGAGTTTTGGGACGAAAGGGAGTGGTCACATAAGCCATGCGTCAGAGCGGTTCGATTCCGCTCCGTCCCACAAATAGGTTGAACGAATTAAAAGAAATAGAGTATGATGCACAATTGGTTTGAATGTAAAGTCTCCTATGAAAAGATAATGGAGGACGGAAAGCAAAAGAAAGTGACGGAGCCCTATTTGGTCGATGCCTTGTCGTTTACAGAAGCAGAGGCACGTATCATTGAAGAATTAACCCCTTTTATCAGCGGTGAGTTTGTGATAAAAGACATCAAGCGGGCAAAGTTGTCCGAGATATTCTTCAATGAAAATGGCGACCGCTTCTATAAGATCAAAGTCTACTTCATTACGATCGACGAGAAAAGCGGAGCTGAAAAGAAAACAGCTACACAGATGCTGACACAAGCCTCCAATTTGAAAGAAGCTATCGAAGTGCTGGAAAAAGGAATGAAGGGTACTTTGGCCAATTACGAAATCGCTTCTGTCACCGAAACCGCACTCATGGATATATTCCCGTATGATGCCGAAGATGACAAAAATACGGCTAAAACAGCCGACGCCAACAATCCATCTGTCCGCAAATTCTTCCAGTCCCTACCTGAAGGATGTAAGACGGAAATCACCGTATCGGGAAAGAAGATCATCGTAGACAAGACCGGACGTGACACGGTTGTAACACCGATGGATGAAGGATGAGAAAGGAAACAGTTCGATGGATTTTGGATACGACATACCGGACTATGAACCGGATGAATACGATAATTACGATTACGAATGAGACATATAGAAGATCAATTACAAAAGTCAATAGTTAGATGGTTCGATTTGCAATATGCGAACCTCAGACACTTGCTGATACACGTTCCTAACGGAGGCTATCGCAATGCAGTCGAGGCAGCGAAGTTTAAACAAATGGGTGTCAGAGCCGGGGTCCCGGACCTCATTTTGCTATATCCAAATAAAGAACACCCGTTTATGGGGATCGAGTTGAAGGCCGGAAAAAACAGGCAATCCGTACACCAGAAGGAATACGAAGCTGAGTTTGGTCGGATCGGCGCCAAATATGTCGTTGTCCGTTCGATCGGCGAATTCATGAAAGTTATGAATGAGTACTTAAACAACGTATGACGATGGAGAAAGAGATAAAAGAAATAAGCGATTATCTAAACACCACCTGTTCGAACAATCCGGCGGAAATACAAGAGCGCATATCCGTCATCATGGTCTACATGATGCGTACCGGCGAAATGCTCGCAGAGGCAAAAAAAATACTCCGGAAGAAAAAGTCTGACGAGATACAGAACATGATCATCCGGATAGCGAAAGAAAATTGCCTGTCGGCCAAAGTGCAGAATGCCTTGCTGGACAGTATCGCGGAAGACGAATGCTATCTGGTCGACCGACTGGATAGACTCAATGCTTCTTGCACGCATCAACTGGATTCGCTTCGAAGCCTGCTTAGTTACGAGAAGGAATCGCTTAGATTAAATAAGACTGGGTATTGATTATGAATAGATAACTAAAGTTTAAAAATTTAATTCACAATTATTTAAACCATAAACTAACTATATTAATGAGTATCTTTATATCATTAACAACAAACTGGATAACAATGGATAAATCAAGATATGGCTAAAGCGAAAACAGGATTATCTTTCTATTCTATGGATTCCGACAGGTTCCAGGACATCCGGATAAAGCGATTGAAAAAAGATTGCGGATGCGATGGTTTTGCCGTTTACGAATATATACTCAATGAGATCTACCGGGTAAGAGGCTGTGTCCTCGTGTGGGACGAAAGTACTGCCTTTGATGTAGCCGAATACTGGGGATTGAAGGAAACAAAGGTGAATGAGATAGTACGCTACTGTTGTGCTGTGGGTCTTTTCAGCAAGGAACTGCTCTCTAATGGGAGTGTACTTACTTCACCATCCATTCAATCAAGATACATTGATATGTGTATCCGGGCGAAGCGGAAAGGCATAATAATTCCGGAAGAATACGACATTATTCCGGAAGAATCGCGAAAAATACTGGAAGAATATCGAAAAACTCAGGAAGATTGCCGTAAAGTAAAGAATAGTAAAGTAAAAGAAACTCTCTCTATCGAGAGAGAAAAGAAAAGCGAGCCTTCCGGCTCTTTCTCCCACCCGGACCATCCGGGATTTCACCCTGAAAAAGTGGACAAACCACTGGATGAATGCAAAGCGTTCGTATGCGCTGATTCCGCATGGCTTGAAATAATCCACAGGCAGCAATATATCGGCATGAACGAGATTCACGCCTATCTGGAAGAGTTTTTCCGTGAGCTGTCATGCCGGAACGTGAGAATGAAATCGCCGGAAGATGCGGAAATCCATTTCGCATCATGGCTAAGTATCAAACTTGAAAACCTAAGAAAAAATGCAGGGAATAGGAGGAATCATACATCCGCCGGTCCAAAACGCTACGGGGAGCCTTAAGATCGATCTCGATCCGTACAAACGGTGGTTCCTGCATGTAGCCGAGCAGGTGACAAAGGGAACATTCCGCATAGATGAGCGCAACAGGGACTTAGTAAACAACCTGTTCCTGTACTTCCACCTCCAGGAAGGGCGGCTTGACAGGAGAAAGGGCATCTGGCTGGAAGGCCCTGTAGGTACAGGCAAAAGCACATTGATGCAAGTGTTCAGCCAATATTTCAAGAGCCTTAGGATGGGGTTCAGGGTCTATATATGCAGCCAAGTGACAACGGATTACTCGCTAACAGGTGATCTTAGCCGGTATCTGGATAACGCAGGATGGTCATCATCCGGACCAGTGCCAATGTGTTTTGACGAACTTGGCAGAGAGCCGATTCCGACCAAGTATTATGGCACGGAACTGAACGTCATGCAGCATATCCTGCACATCCGATACAGCTATTGGCAGACTACTGGATTAAAAACTTTTGTCACAACCAATGCTGACGGGGATGAAATAGAACGCTTGTATGGCGATTTTATCCGTGACAGGAGGAAGGAAATGTTTAACATCATTCCTGTAACAGGGGATAGTCGAAGGTAATAGAATTATGAAAATCAATGTATTCAGGACCCAATGCAAGATCGGATCAAAAGTCTTGTACAAAGGAAAAGTAAGAATTATTGCGGACATAGACCGGAGCACGAACAGCATCTCGTTTTCCGGCTACAGATGGATAAGATGCACAGAAGCGAAGCTACTGCCATGAAACAATACAACAGTTGGGATGAAATAGACAAGGACACCGGCGGTCTTGTTACGAGTCTGACATATATCGTCCTATTCGTCAACGACCAAGTGTATAATTTCGAAATGCAGCTTTCCGATCACATCAAGGGATGCGGACTTTATCGCCCAAAGGTCAAAATGCTGATCAACAGCATGGACCGCCAAATGGCCGCATACAACAGACAAATATGCCGGATCGCAGGTGTAAACGCGGAAGCCATGGCCCTCATTACGCAGAGCATGGAGGACGATATCAAGCCTCATATAGATCGCTATGGATTTACCGTCAGCCAGGCATTGCATAATGCCGGATGCCATGAAGATTTGAATAAAGCTCTTTCCATTTGCTCTACGGTGGACATGTTATGCCAGACATCCCAAATTACCATCCGGGATTTCTTTACCGCCATAAGCAAATATGCCCCACTGGCTTACAATCCCCTTCGGTATCTCACCATGGATAAGATGCTGCGCTTTGCAAGGGAGCTTACAGAGGTACTTACCCCCAAAGAGATACATGTAAATTTGAATGAGTTGCCAGAAATTGCAAACGCTTTTCAGGCCATAGCAAACAATATGCTTAGGGCGGAAGTATTTGAAAAAGCGTTTGAATCATGCGAAAAATGACAAAAAAAGATGAAATATGAAAGATTGGATAGAAGAAGAAATAAAGCGCCTCGAAAAGGAGCGCGACAGGAATTTGGCAATACACTGTGACTATGTGGCCGCTAAATATCAAAGGATGATTGATAAGATTAAGATCAAGAAAGAAGATAAAAATTAAAAAGAATATGAATATGAACGAATTTATGACTATACCAGGAACAACTTATATTGTCACTCCTGATTTAAAAATAATCAACTCAAAAACAAATAAGGAAAACCGTTGTACTAATATATCTGTATTAATGGATGATGGCCTTAGGCACGGTTTTAGACGTGAACGCCTAATCTATGCGGCCAAAAACAATATTAACCCGTTGCATATACCTAAATATATTATTGTCAATAAAAACGGAGATGGGATGGAGAGGTATGATTTTTATAAAAAGCACAAAAGAGGGAGTGTAAAGTGTAGATATCCGTTTGACGTTAATGAGTATGAAAAACTAATTGATTGCCTGAAAAAAAAGGAACGTCCTTTATTTATTATGAATTACATTAAAGATATAGAAAATTATTGCAAGTTTCATTTGGAGGTATCGAATGAAGAAGCGTACGAATTAGCAATAAGCGCGATTATGGCAACAATTGATAATGTGGAAAATGGCGTCTTTCCGCAATCTATAATAGGATATATACTAGGAACCTCTAAGAAAATGCTTTCCGCAAGAATAAAATATAATAAAACATTTCTTAACCGGCTCGATAAACGATATGAATAAGGACGACTTATTTAAGGTGTTTTTAATAAATGACCTGATGGATTTGCCTAATGCCGTTACTAAAATTTTAGATAAGGATTTAGAAGATAGGAATAAAATATACCGAGAGTTGATTAGACTGAACGATAACGATTTGTCTTATGACTGGTTTCAAGAAGTTTACGAAAGTGATTTATCTGAAAGAAAGCAAAAAAAACAGGACTTCACACCAAATTCTCTGGGAGTATTATGTTCATTACTAACATCTCAAACCGGAAGTATACATGAACCTACTGCCGGAAATGGATCTATGATCATTGCGGATTGGTGGCAACGTTGTACGAAATTATTACCCTGGGAACATTTCCCATCTCAGAATATTGTATCATGTTGGGAATTATCTGATAGATCAATTCCTATACTTCTTTTAAACTTATCGATTAGAGGAATTATGGGGTATGTTTATCACGGGGATGTATTAACAAAAGAAGTTAAGCAGAAGTATATCCTTCTTAATCGCAAAGATGATACACTTTCCTTTTCGGAAATAATAAAAGCAGATACTAATGCCAAAATAGTACAAGAATTATGAAATTAAATGATGTATATAATAAATGGTTGTCTGTCAAGAGAAGACAAGTTAAGGAATCAACACTAAGCTGTTATCAGCTCATATATATAAAGATATTGGCTCCTAGATTTGGATCTACAGATGTGGAGACCATGAATAAGAAGGTTGTTACAACATTTCTTTATGAACTTCTTGATTCAGGCACTAAGTCAAAGAAATACTGCTCAGATATCCTTATAGTCATAAAGATGCTTATTCGCTACGCTGGTGACGAATTGGACATCAATGTTCCCGATACAGCTTGGAAGGTTATTTGGCCAACCAATAATAAGGTTGGCGTTTCAAAATTAGAACGTTACACGCAAGAAGAATATCGTAAAATTGTTGAGTATGTTATGGATAATCCATCACCTCGCAATTTAGGCATTTTATTAACAATATGCACAGGCATGAGGATTGGCGAAATTTGTGCGTTACAGTGGCGGGATATAGATATTGTTGGCAATACAATTCATGTCAATAAAACAATGGAGCGCATATATCTTCCTGGAAATATCGGTACCGACAGGAAAAAGACGGTGGTTGAGATAGGAGCTCCTAAAACTAGTTCATCAGATAGGCACATACCTATTCTTAAAAATATTTTACCCATTGTGAAAAAGTTCTATGCCGTATGTAAGCCAGATTATTATGTTTGCACCTGCTCTGAGGATTTTATCGAACCTCGAACTTTACGTACATATTATCGAATTTTTATTCTTGAAAAAGTAAAGTTAAATCATTGCATTAAATTTCATGGATTGCGACATACTTTTGCAAGTACCTTGATTGAAAATAAAGTCGATGTTAAAACTGTATCCACAATTCTAGGACATTCGGATATAAGTACAACCCTCAATGTATACGTACACCCATCAAATGAAGCCAAAATATGCGCTGTTAATGGAGGCTTAAAAGGAATATTCAGATAGTTTGGATACGGAATGATAAGAAAGAAGATAATAATTAAAAATAAATGAATTATGGCAGTAGAATTAAAAGAGAATGTATTTTATACGTTCGGCGACATGATGGTTAAAGCCACTACGGATTATGACTTTAACCCTATCATCGAAATCAGGACAGATGAAGGAAATGTAATTGTAATGCCTTCGTCTGACAATAAGGTCATCGTAAAATCAACAGTTGATAAATAACAATTAAAAAGAGATGAGTCATGAGCGAACAAAATAAGCAATGTCCTGAATTTCCATTTTTTTGGTGCATCTTACCCAGATGCTCGTTGTATCAATGGATATCTATGGGATTTGGATAAATGTGACGAAAACGGGAATTTATATGGAGTGGGCGATATTCCTTGCCCATTCTGCAATACCGAGAAATTTATTGAGTATGATCCGTTTTCAAAAGAAGATGAATTTTATAAAGGTATTGAGAATGAGGAAAAAGCTAAAGAAAAATCCCGCGAATGGTATTTGAATTGGATTAACTATTTGCGAAGAGAAAGGAATAACTTGGGATGATTCTGTTCGTATTAGAGTTATCAGACCAAAGAAATTTTTCGGATTCTTTAGGCAATTAACAGGTATAACAATCGAAGGTGCGTTCAATGGATATTCTGCTTGTGTTGAAATAATTGCTGACGATGAAAACGGTTTTTAAATGATACACTATATTGATTACGAAGATATTAAAAGAATATAATCATATGGAAAAAGTTTTTATAACTAAATATGCCTTAACAAAAGGCATATTGGAAAAAGAAGCGGAAATATGCGATTATGGAAATGGACATATAAGAGCATACGTGAAAGGAGAGTTTTCGAGTTATTCTTTAGGCAAGGAATGTTTTAAGACAAAAGAACAGGCTATGGAAAGAGCCGAGAAGATGAGATTAAAAAAGATTGCTTCTTTGAAAAAACAGATAGAAGCATTGGAAAAGATGAAATTCAAATAGATATGAATGAAAAAGAATATTTACAGCAGGAGTTAAATGAATGGTACAATATTCAGAGCACATTGTTGAATTTCTTAAGTCGATGTAGTGATGAAACAACAGCCTTTGTACGAGGTTCTCTTGAAGAACTTGCAGAGAGTTTAGAGACAGAACAATAATTCACTTCACGAAAGATATTAATTTAACAAAAGAAAAAATGAGAAGAGATGATATTGAAAAAGCAGCAACCCAACATGCTAATATGATAGGTTGGGATCATGATCCGGAGGAAACAAGAGGACTGTTTGCCTATTCATTCGAGAAAGGTGCAGAATGGCGCATCAACTCGGTGTGGCACAATGCAATAACAGATATACCTGAAGCATATTTCCCAGTACTTGTGGAAGATGACTTGGAGGATTTTGAAGTTAGTATGCTAGCATTAGTAGAAGAATGTCCCAAAAATTGGAGGCGCTGGGCATACATCGAAGACTTACCACCTAATACGGAGGAATGAATATGAATAAAATAGAAAAACTTATAGAGAAAAAGAGCGCCCTGGAAGAGAGATTGCATAAAGAAGAGCGCAGAGAAATTGAAATGTTGAATAGAAGAGGTTTTGGATATGCGATGCGACATGTCAAAATTGGTTTCTCTACACGAAAATCAGATGCTCTCAAAGAACGCATTAGAATTATCAGTGAACAAATTAACGAATTAAAGAAGTTAAATGAAAGCGATAACAATTAAACAGCCGTGGGCAAGCCTTATCGTGTCCGGGCTGAAAGATATAGAAAACAGGACTTGGAGCTGCCCTAAGAAATACTTAGGTAAGAGAGTGCTGATTCATGCAGCAAAGACCTCAGTTAAGGAGGGATGGAGCGCACTTAACGGAATGCAAATAAAGAAAGTTTCCAAACACAAGGACAAACTTTACGGAGATAATGAAGATTTGCCAAAAGGCGCAATCATCGGCAGCGTCGAGATAGTGGATTGCGTTCAGAATCACCCCTCGCTGTGGGCCGAAAATGGCGTGTGGAACTGGGTGCTGGCTAACCCTATTTTATTCCCCGAACCAATACCGGCTAAAGGCAAGTTATCTTTCTGGGAATATGATAAGATTTTAGAACCTGTGTCTGATGGCGATCATAAAATTTGCATGTGCCGTATATGCGTGGATGAAAAAGTTCAGGTGATGAGTATGGGGAATTATTTTGTATGTAAATATTGCGGTGGACGCTGGTATAAGTAAATCTATAACAAAATGGAATTGAACATTATGGATAAAACGAAATGTATCACTTTCGATCCGGTAGCACAAGAAGCATTGCCGGATCATATTAAGGCTAAAATGAAAGCTGCTCGAGATAAAGCCAAATTAGAGGCATATCATAAGCAATGCCCTTGCTGGAACAGTCACAACGATAGTTGCTATGATGATAATTGCCCTTGTGATAGAGATTGTGAGTATATGAAAAGTTTCAATTTAAATATAAAAGATTTGAACGAAAGTGAAAGAAAAAGAAATCAAACAGAGACTTCTTGATGAGATATCCGGATGGTTTTGCGAATCTTATTGTTTGTATTACGGCAACAAAGACTATTGCGACACTTGTCCTATCAAGGAAGAAAAGTACTGGCTTGTACGTCCCAAACCTACCGCGGCAGAGAAACGGATAAAAGAAATCCAGTTCTGTGATAACTGCGTGCATTTCTGCCCGATAGAAGAAGGAGAGAAAAACAAACCCAACGAGGAACTATGCGAGTTTAAACGTCCGTTGCGCTTTCGTCTTGGAATAGATGACTATACCGGTGATGACACCGGATTCTTTTGTCCGGGATGTAAAAACTTCAAAAAAAAAGAAATTTAGCATATGATACCCTACAAAACCAGCCGGGAGTAATCCCGGCTAAAACAACTACTTGATGAAGGAATGGGAATCGTGTGCTTTGTGGATTATATAACAGCATGGAGAGCGCCGGACGATCCCCCCCCCCTATACGTGACGTCTACAAGGCAATGAAAACAGGTGAAGGTGATTATGAACTTTTCTCTCGAGGAGTTGGATATGCTTCCTATTGGAGCAAATATCACAAATTTACATTTGAGAAACTGATGAAGGAATGTAATGTCGAATTTATTGAACCGGATAAACAGATTTGATAAATCCTTGTTAATATACGAATTTACAGTAGGCACATCAGCCTCCTTAGCCGGCACACCTTCTCATTGAAGTTGACCGGCTCAAAGTCAAGGGAGTCAACCAGGCGGTCAATCTCGAGTCTGGCTGACTCCCTTTTTAATTTTCTTATTTCTTTTTTATTCGCTTTACGCATAGCTTTTCCCGTTTATGTTTGCGGCAATCGCATATAAACAACTGCACATCCTCGTACAACATCCTACCTAAATAACCGGCCAAATACGCCACTTCTTCACCTCCTATAGGCATTTTAAATGCCGTAGCTATATGATCCTCCAAATGGCGGCATTCGTGCTTTAGGGAGTTTAAAAACTCTTCCGGGGACGAAGTCTTGCTTATGACCATTACAGATTTCCGTAGCTTGTAATTGGAGTACGTGACACCGGTATCAAGTTTGCATGACACCAAATTATTGTAAGCCTCTCTTGCCTTGTCTTTCGGACAATCTATTGATTTCAACAAACCTATGATCTCTTCCGTATAATAGCAGGTGACACGATAAAATATATGCACCTGCCAATCGTACTTCTTTATGTATAGGCCTCTTCTTATCATATTTACATCATTTCATCCCAAATAATAGGCGTTCCAGAACCGATGCAATCAGCGTAGAAACGAGTAAACACAATACCATCGTAAGCATCCGGATCGTCGCAAACGTTCTTCACGTATAAAGCAGCATATTGATCATGGGGAATGGAGGAACCAAGAAAATCAGCCTTGCACATATTGGCTACATACACATAGTCATAGCCGCCTTTCTTCTTTACATCGACGTTATATTTTTTAAGCATTTCGTCGATCTGCTCTTTTGTCCAGGGCTGTACCTTTATTTTCTTGCCAGTTCCATCTTCTTTTTCCATCATGGAAATAGCCCAATCACACATAGCCTTAGAAAAATGCCAGCCATATGCGCTTAAATAAGCTTTCATCCCCGAAGGAAAATCATCGTACATATCTAATCTCATATCTTTACTTTTTAAGAAGGGGCACAATGTCCCCTTCTGATTTAACGTCTGCGTCTGCGGTATTCCCCGGCATACCGTCCGGTTCCTCTCACGCCGCGCCTTTCACCGAAACCTTCTCCACCGCGTCTCCACATATCGCGGAATTCATCGTCGTCGTCATCGTCATCGTCTCGGAATCCCATACCGCCTTCCATTGCTTTTCTCTTGCCTTCCTTGCAACCAAGTTTATAGGCTTCTTCTATCGCTTCCATCAAGTCTTCGTCTTCATAAGCATCGAACTCTCTGAAAAGCTCTTCTAGTTTTCTATTTGATCCCATAATTATTACTTTTTAGTTGTTTCCTTAACTCCAAGCTGTTGCATCAATTGCTTGTTTAGCTCCATAAGTTCAGACATGTTCTTGCTCATATCAGACATCTGGGCCTTAAGGGTGTTGATTTCCTGTTCTTGACGTTGCTTTTCTGCAAATTCAGGATTGATCATTGTCAACATCTCATCGCAGGATGCTATCACGCTGAGATCATAGTCCCGACTGTTAACCCTATCCAATCTTTTTTGTTTTATCATGGATATTTCATTGTTCATCGCATCGCGGGAACATGAGACAACAAGATTCCCGTTTTGCCCAAAGTCGGCTATATCACTACCGGAGGGAAGATTCTGAAACGTCGTGTTCTGACCATTAATATTAGCCACGACATCTACGACCATCTCCATCTGAGGTATCTGCCCCATAGGAGCGGGCATAGGATATTTAGGCTTGGGTGCAGAAACGCTTACCACAGAACCAATCTCTATGAAATGTTTGGCTTCCTTATGAAGAATATACAACTGATTATTTACTCGAAGATTCTGAAACATGATTGTTTGATTTTAAAGGAGTGTGGTTATTGCAATTTTTACAACAACCACAGAGCTCCATGTTAATTACTACTTGCTTCGCAAAGAAGCCGTTTCTGCTGTAGGAGCCGGAGTAGTTGTCGGTCTATATCCACCATTAACAAGATACAATTCGTTGGTATACTTGTTGTAGTGTATCTCATAGATTCCGGTTCCCGCCAAGTTTGCAACAGTCACAGGCTCATTGTTATAAGCCAGTAACGGACGAGTATCACCGTTTGTCCCAATCAAGATAGGAAGAGTTGCTGTTGTTCCAGCCGGGATAGCTTGACGGAGATTGACATAGAAACCGCCTACATAATCCCGGTTACGAAACGCATGGTTCGGAAGCTCTAATGTCACGTTCTCCGTCCCTACCGTCACAGCCACCGTTGGCAAGGTGTTAAAGTTTGCCCTGCCAAGTGAAGGGAACGGAAAAGGAAATCCTGTAAAAAAGTTAGGCCACATAATTACCTCCTTTCTTACCCGGATCAACCCCAGTAGTTATTGCAACCACATCCGTAACCGCCGCGTCCATAAGCCGCGTCACCGGCATAAGCACCGAAAGCGGCCGCACGATAGGTTTCCGGGTTATACACCTGCAACTGTGGATAAGGAACGGATACCGTTGGAGGCATCTTGCACTTGATACCGTCTACATCACTTTGCAATGCCTGCAAGCCGGCTACCAACGGCGCGATCTGCTGACCGAAGTTGCTCAAGATTGTCGCATTCTGATTACGCTGAGAGATTTCCCCCTCCAAAACTGCAATTCTTGCATCCCTTGCAGCAAGGGCTTCCTGCTGACGGCGTGCCTCTGCGGCATCCATCTTGGCTACAATAGCCTGGAATCCTTCACGGTAAGCGTCCGACAAAGAACGAGTATTCCCTTCCATTGTACGTGTAAGCGTATTCATGTTTTCGCAACTCGCTAAGCGACTTTCATACCCCTGTCGTTCAATCGCAGTCTGCGTTTTGCAGCAACAATCGACTAATTGAGCAGAGATAGATTGATTGCCCTGCATAATTGCAGTAATGATACTGTTGGTATTCTGTCCCATCTGATTGCCTAGACCGCATATAGCCTGAGATACAGAGTTAATACCAGCAAGGATTTGGTCTGAAGATAAATTCAACGCCTGGGCAAGTGATGCGATGTCCACACCGTTGCGATTAAGCATTTGCATAATCATGTCTCTTCCTTCATTGGCACCCTGATTGTTGTTTCCTCCAAAACCGAAGTTGCCGTTGCCAAAGATGGCAGCAATCACAATCAACACAATAATGTCCTGAAAACCGCCGTTGTTCCCGAAGAAACCACCGTTACCGCCTCCACCGTTCATTAATCCCATGAGGTAACCTGTGTCAATACCCCTGTTCTGTAAAGACGGAAGGATTGATGCAAGTAAGCCGTTACTCGTTCCACCTGCCCCGTCTTGATTAAATACATAAGTTTTTTCCATTGTATTTTAAATCTTAGTTACGGTCAATATCAACCGCATCGCAAATGTCGCAAAACAGTAATTGTATTGAATGGTAGAATGTTGTAGGATTGTTGTAAAGTTGTTGTTAAACTGTCTGATTTTTTTACTTGTTCCCTTATCTTTTCTGTATTAGCCTCCTATAAAAACTATGCAATGTTAATTAATAACAAATATGTTATAAACAACACGGATACCATTGTCTTATTATAACAAATATGTTATCTTTGCATTGTAAACAAATGCTCTTTGATATGAAAACAACAGAGTTCTTGAAGAAAGCTGCTAAAATAGGATGCTACTTCGTGAGCCATGGCAAAGAACACGATGTATGGTACAGCCCAAAGACGGGTAAATACTTCCGGGTTTGGCGACATGGGTCTAAAGAAGTAAAAGGCGGAACATTGAACAGCATGATGAAAGATGCGGGTCTTAAATGACCCGCAAATTTGTTTACACAATAAATAAACAGCCTATGAAAACAACAGCTATTGTAGAAATGTGGGACGATAAGACTATAAGTATTTATGTTCCCGAATTTGATGGATTCAGTTTAAATGGACAAGGTAAAACGGTTGACGAAGCAAAGGCATCTTTGAGATTAGCAATAGAGGATTACAAAACCATGTTGACTGAGATCGGTAAAGATGTGCCTGATACGTTACGTGGTATTGATTTTGAATATAAATATGATATCGCGTCATTCTTTGAATGTTTCAAATTCATAAGCGTGTCTACCTTTGCGAAATATGCCGGCATCAATCCATCACTGATGCGCCAGTATAAACAGCGGATCGCTTTCGCTTCTGAGGCCCAAAAGGCTAAAATAGAACAAGCGATTCATAAGGCAGGGAAAGAATTGATTTCTGTGCAACTTTAATTTGGCATTTGTTTACACAAGTCCTCTCTGGAGGCATATTTAAAAAGCGGTGAGATTGTTTTTTCACCGCTTTTTCTTTGCAGTTTCAGAAAAAAGGCGTATGTTTGCGGTGTCTAAATTTTCAAAGCGGTACGTTACCGCTGGCTTATGTCAGCGTTTTTTGTGCCCATACATATACGATATTGTTATATAATAATATAACTGCGCCGTGTCGTGGAGTAGAAATACCCACGGAGTTTTGCTTTGAAGACTTAGACAACACGTAGCGCAGTTTTTTTATGTCTAAATTTCAAAGTTATGTCAAATTTAATCTTATCAAAGGAAAGTAGCGAAAGCCAAATCAAGCGTTATTTTAACGCAGTTCTTGAATTGTCTAAATCAGACAATCAGTTCCCTGTAAATCTTGACGAAGTTTGGCCGCTGGTCTATACAAGAAGAGATTCAGCAATAGATGCACTGAAAAGAGATTTTATAGAAAATGATGATTTTATCACCGTCCGGAATCAACCGGAAGGAGGAAAACTTGCTTCGGAATCTACCGGAGCAAGTTGGGGAGGCAATAACAAGCTTGATTATATGCTTACTGTTTCCTGTCTTGAATACTTCATTGTTAAGAAAGTCCGTCCCGTTTTCGAGGTCTACCGTCAAGTTTTCCACAAAACAGCTAACAATTCTTTGCCAACTTCCCGTAAACGTTCCACCGGACTTACAACAAAAGTAAAGGCTTCACTTATGTGGATAGAGGGCGTAAGTCGGTATCTAAATCTGAACGACGCTTCAAAACTCGGATTATTAAAGCAGGTAGCCGAACCGTTAGGCCTCCCTACTCCCGACTACACTCCATCGAAAGGAATCCTCAAATCGGCCAGTGCTTTATTGAAAGAAAACGGTTCATCTATGAGTGCACAGCAGTTCAATGCGAAACTAATAGAGAAAGGATATCTTAAGGAGATAACCCGGCTATCCTCAAAGGGTGGAACAAAGAAATTTAAATCCATTACAGATAAAGGAACTTCATTTGGAGAGAACCAGGTGAACCCAAACAATCCGAAAGAGACACAACCTTTATATTACGAGGACAAATTTGCAGAACTTCTTCAAATTATTAAGATAGCATAATAGCATTATAACTTAGACATTTAGAGGTACGGCGTAAGGACGTACAGCCAATATTATACCAATTAATAAACCAAAAAAATAATTACAAAATCATGGAATTTAAAGATTTAGCAACAAAATTCGAAGGTCTTACAGCAGATCAAGTAGGAGTATTAGCAGAGTTCGGCAAAAATATTTTAGATGATGCCGGCATATTCTGTTTACCATCCTGTCTGCTGGGATTAATTCAGGATATACTCAAAACAGAGGAGTTCGATCTTGAGAGAAACAGACTTACAATAGATTCACTTTTACATATTGTGGAATTAGTTAATGAATTGAATATGCGATGCTGGGGTGAACAAAAAACCCCGTTCGGACTTACGGGCATTAGATATGACAACCAATATGTCGGATTTAAAGATGAGACTAAAATAATAGCATCATGATTGCTGCATAAAATTATATACTAGCACGTTGGGGCTTCGTACCCGGCGTATCACGTTTGGAGGGCTGTTTAACACAAAAGTTATTTGGCCCTTCGTTATATCTATTATGATCAGATAAAAATAGGGGATTCCTGTACATCCCCTTAAAACAGCATTACGCCAATTTCTTGTCATCTATCAAGAAAGAAAAGAAACGAGAATTTTTAGGATAAATCCTCTTCCCATTTTTCACAATATATCGACAGAAAATACGGATTTTGCCGTCTTTTTGCGTTTGATCTTCCACATTAACACCTCCTTTCCGATTTGTCCACCGACCTGTATCGGCAAACTATATTAGTTACACCCTGTCAAGCATAACTAAAAAAGCCCAAAGCTACAGGACTATGGGCTTATGTCTTTTTCTCTGAAGGGAGATAGGACGGAGGTGGCGAATGACAGTTCGCCGGATTGGAGGTGTTAATGTTCCAATCAAACGCTATTGCAAATATATAAGTTGAAACTATAATAACGATATACGGTTAGCAATATTTAAGTATAATTTACAAACACCTTAATGGCATACCAAGCGACTCACGTATATTCCTAACTATAACCTTTAGCAAATAATTTCTGCGTATCCTGTCAGGGTAGATATTTTTCAACTTGTTGATCGATTGCTGCGTAAATCCGGTAAATGACGATATTTGAGATTCACTGAATTTATATTCAGATAGTATAACAACCATGATACCGCGTGAATCAACAATATCACTTCGTTTACACTTTGACAGTATCAGGTCTTCTGATACTTCTGTCTCTAAAGAGACAATTCTTAATATTTTGGCAAAGATTTCAGATTTACACATAATGTTTGAATTTTAGTTATATCTTTGCCTTCGCTACATAAAACTTATCGCACATAATGCAACAAAAGCATAGACATTCATGTTGAAGATATTAAGTCCCCAACGTGCGAGTGTCTATGCTTGTGTATCAGTTTTATGTAGCAGTTAAACGTGATACGTTGGGGGCTTTTATTTTACTTCCCAGCCCCATAGGAAGAGACTATGAACAAAAGTCTACTTACCAAATTCTATAGTATAAGCCTACCCCGATATACGGAGAAAAGCCACTTCTGCCTATTCCATATCCACCTATTACCCCTAATCCCCAGCGACGATCTTTTTGGTGTACAACCTCTCGTTTATGGTAAATTATCATCGAATCGAGATTGGGTCTATAACCGCTAACTACCGCCCTATACAAATCTGTCTCATAAACCTTTCTCTGGATTGGTAACGGGATATAAATCGTGTCAAGTTCCTTTACCGTGTCACCCTTCGAATAAACGAAAATCGGGTAAGGTAGCTCGATTTCCTCTACATCAAGAATGTAAGAAGGTTCGGGAACAGGTTTGTTGATCGTGTCTGTTTCCTTGACTACCTCTATTTGCTTTTCTACCGAATACCTTCCGGCAAAGAAACAAGCAAAACAAAGAGCTAAAACAGATATGGCATACCAGGCTTTCATTTCTTGATGATGATCTGTTTTCTTTGTTCTCCTTCTAGCTTTAGCGAAACATGAAGGAAGTTATTTTTACGGTATAAGATGGCCTGATCGAATGGCAAACCGGAATCTTCCAATACTTCCAATAAATCACCGGCCTTTCCATCAATACTCAAATCGGCTGCTTCCCCTTTTTGATGTTGAGATGTAGGGACACCCCCTACTGCCGCATTCAACTCTGGGCATCTGTAGCCTGAATTAATGGAGATAGGCTTACCGATAGCATCCCGTAATGGTTGTAGCAATTTTGCACACAGATTGGTGATAGCCAGTTTCTCACGCGATCCCGGATCATTCTTTATTCCTTTTGCAATAGCAGTATCGCTATGCATAAATTCTTCCAATGTAAAATTCTCTGTTATATTCATTTCCTATCCTCCTTTTTCTTTACTGATTTCATATATTCTTCAAGATAATTTACTTTACTTAGAAACTTAACCGATCCAACCCAATACAAAAAGGCTATAACTTTATTGTCTGGATATACCGTGTGCATGTTTTTCAGTATATTCAGACCATAACAATACACTACTACCCACGTTATCCAACTGACAAAGGCTTTTGTACTGTCTTTATCCTGCTCCATCATTATACCAATCCAAAAAGCAATAAGCAGGATCAAAAGGTAAATCAGAAGATAGATTATCGTCCTAAAAAATTTACTTTTCCTAAAACGCAAATCATCGGCTGCCAGCCCCCAGAACATATCTATGGTAGCCATTACAGGTATTACTATAAGAAAATGCTCGATAGGTGCGAAAAAATCTAACATTGAAGCAATTACCGCAATAGAAACAGCCTGTACCCAGCCGGTAAAATCTTGTATATATGGAATTAATCTTTGCATAATATCACATATTGAATAACACGGTAAAATAAGTGGATAATAAGGCAGCTATCTCAATCCAGAACATCGGCTTGCTCTGGTAGAACTTATACCAAAATGTGCCCTCTTTTTCTTTGGCAATGCTTAATGCAGTATACCCTACATAGGCAAGCCATACTAACAACATTGGCCAGAGGTTCAATGCCACCCAAAGTTGCGATCCGGCAATACAGATGATTGCTCCAGCAGAATGTATCTTGCTCTCATAATCATCTTTGAAATTGGGAGCTGAACCAACAAAGAACATGCCAGCACAGGACAGAAATGCAATCCATTCTGTGTTTGGTTTACTTACCTCCAATATTGCAGGCATCAATAAACCGGCAGTCAGCCACATCGTTGCCATAAACCACAATTTATGCTCCAGATAGTAATAGGTAGCACTTATGGAATAAGGCACACCTTTAGTCTTTACACACACAGCAGCCGTGTAGGCCGCAATAACAAGCATTGAAATAATCGTCAAAATAGTTATCATACCAATCTTACATTTATGTTAATCAATTCTTTCAAATGGGCATATACCGGATTAATCGTACCGTAGAAGCAGTAGTATTTCATTCTTACGCCATCTTCTATTTCCGTGTAATACTTTTCCTGTTCAAGCGTCATGCCTGGCGCATAGAGTTTGGGATCGTATTCCGTGCCTTTGTGATTTTCGTCCATGCGCTCATAAAGAGCAGCCGTATCTACCGAAGGAGGATATATTTCGAGAACCGGATTTATCGGTTGCCGGACTTTCCATAACCAGTCATCGTTAATTACCCGGTTGCCGGTATCCAACTTCCCGTTAATAAATTCTTTCCATTCCGCATGTGCGTATTTGGCACTAATCGCTTCATCATCCGTCAGCGACATTACAGACACAGATTTACGGGTGATACGGGATAGCTGCTTCTTGGAATCGTGCGTTTCCGTGTAGTTTACAGCTTCCTGTAATTCGGCTGTTGTCCTATGGATTACATCGGGATAGCCCGTCACCTCAATCGCTTCTACATCTTCCACTGTCTCGGCAGCTTCAATATCAGAGAGTAACTTTTCTGATAGACCTATACAGATATCATTATAGTCTGCCATCTCATTGAGAGCTTCCAATAACAGATCTGATTTATACGATTTCCCGTTTACTTCAACCGTATCTTTTCGGGCACACTGGTCTTTTAGAGACAAACGGTCGTATGTATATACATCGTTGTCCTCTATGTAGTAGTGCCGGTAGTCGGTGTTGTAGACTTCCTGACGCTTCAAGTCTTTTGCAGTTTGAAGTTTTTCTTCCGGTGTCGGTTCGGGAATGGGTGTCAATTGCATATTGAACACTTCTTCTACGGATGCACCTTCGTTTGCCTCTTTAAAGGCAATCTGTTCTTCTGTCAGCAAAACGTACTTTCCTGCAACATAATCCTCCCATGTTGTGCCGATATCGTTGTCTGCTGTATCGAGCTTTTCCGGCATTGCGACATAGATATTCGCTGCGTCTTTCTGTATGTATAAATAGTTTATTTCCATTTTGATTTATTTGTATTTATTATATCGTAATACGATAATCCCCGAACCGCCAGAACCGGATGAAATCCCTCCTGATACATTGGAACCACTTATATAAAAAGAACCTCCTCCTGAGCCCGTATTGGGTTCTCCATTAGTAGGTCTTCTCGAAATATCTCCGACATAACCGATACCACCGCCACCTGGTGCTGATCCGGAACTATATTCTCCACCACCTCCACCACCTCCGGCGTACAATTTATTATTGAACGGGCATCTGGTAGTACTCCCTTGACCGATTCCAGGCATATCGCCAACTCCATTAGATCCATCACTACCTCCGATATATCCTGCCGTATTTCCTGAAGACATTCCACTTCCTCCTCCTGAACCTCCATCTCCTCCCTTGCCAGAATATTGTCCACCATTTCCCCCATTGGCATAGTATATAGCTGAGTCCCTAAACCAAGAATTCTGGCCTTTTAGTCCATCTTTCGCATCATTATAAGACGATGTTGATCTTACACTATTGCCTCCGTTTCCTATTACATAATTAATAGATTCTCCCGGTGTAACAGATATACCTAAATATAATTCAGTGCAACCGGAACCGCCCCCACCACCACCTCTTTCAGGGCCTGACGATGCACCAGAGCCACCACCTCCAACAATAAAAACGTCAACTGATTTACATCCTGCTGGGACCGTCCATTTGCCAGAAGATTTTAGCTCTTCTACAACTTGTACTGTCTCTCTTTTCCCCGTCGACATTGTCCTTCTTCTCAACATATCAATCCTTCTCTTTAACGGTTATTGAATACATGACACCACTCGTATCGATCTTCAAAATGGACATCTCGAAAGGCACGCCGGAAGTAGTGGTAATAGAACTACCGGACATTGATCTAAAACTGCCAGTAGTGGGGATAGGCTGCGTAAAAGAAGCGGTAGGATTACAATCAAGATATATCTCTTCGCCTACATTCAGTGCCCTTGCAGACTCATTTATCGATAGGTTTGAAGCGGAGGATAGGGTAGCCTTAACCAACCTCTTGTTTGTTGGTATATTCGCAAGAGTTGTGACAGCATTACTCCCTGTGCCGAAATTTACTATATCATCCACCTTCTTCTTGTCCTCCGCCGACATATATCCCGCAGTGGTGGGGGTGGCGGTAGGGGGAGTGCGGTATTGACCGTTGTCGGAGAGGTATTTTGTACCATCACCTCTATTGGTTAATTGCAAAAGATTTGTAACCTGTGTATATGTTTTATCTGCATAAATTTCGATAGCCAATATGGGTATAGTTGCTCCAGTATTTTCATACATAATAGCACTTATTGTTATAAAATACTTTTCTTTAGGTTCCGTTGTTTTCGTAATAATTATAGGAATATACGAATCATCCATATATGCTAAAGACACTCTATTCTCCCACGCATTAACTATTTTTTGATAATTTTCATCTGATAATGTACCACTTTCATTTGGAAATAAAGTTGTCAAGTCAAGGTACTGATTGCTCGCCACTATCTCCGACCACGCCCCATTGTTACGCCCGTAGGTTTTTCCGTCCTTTGGAGCATCTACCGTAATAGCCGCATCTTCTCCTGCTGGGCCTTGCGGACCTTCTGGACCTCGATCTCCTTTATCGCCTTTCGGGCCCTGTTCTCCCGTAGGACCTTGAGGGCCAGGATCGCCTTGAATACCCTGCAAACCTTGAGGACCTATATCACCTCTTTCACCTTGAGGTCCTTGAGGACCGGTATCACCTTTGTCGCCTTTTGGACCCTGAGCACCTTGAAGCGGACCATTGTTTTTCCACACGGAATTGATTGCATCATAAATATAAATGTCGTACGGAGCACCTTTACCAACGCCATAAGCATCACCAGCTTGTGGGGAAACTATTCCAGACTCTAATTCTTCCTGCGTGCTAAAATATCCAAGTACCTTAAAACCACTTCCCGTATCTCCTTTATCGCCTTTTACTCCCTGCTCGCCTTTAGGCCCAACAGGGCCTTGTGGACCAGTTTCGCCAATAGGTCCCTGCGGGCCTGTTTCTCCTTGAATCCCTTGTTCTCCTCTAAGACCTTGCGGACCAATATCACCCTTTTCACCCTTCAATTCTGCCTTATCTTCTTCCGTCAAATCAGAAAAATGCAATTTCAGCTCGTCTTTCTGTTCCGGCGTTAGATCGGAAAACTTCAACTTCAAATCATCGTAAGGGACAAGTACACGATAAGCTGTATCTTCTTCACTGGTGTACTTCCATTCAATGCCTGTGCTACCGGTACGGAAAACAGGAGTATCACCGGCAGTACCTTTCAGATCGGACAAAGCAACAAGATTCTGCCAATTACCGTCTGTATAACGCCATTGGATATAGGTTTTATCCTGATTTACCTGCAAGAATACTTCACGTCCATCTACGCCCTTCAAAACAGACAGAGCAACACGTACAAGCTTGTATGTGCTACCCAATACCTGAAAGGCGGGAAGAGAGGACACACCGGTAAGTGAATCAACCTCTTCGTACTGCCCCGGATCTTTCGCCGTAGACGCAATCAAATCCTCCACCGCTGCCGCAATCTTCTGCAAGTCTTCCGGCGTGATCGTTGTCCCGTCTGATAATATGATATCTCCTGCTGCCATAGGTGTTAATCTATTTTATTCCTCTGTTCAAAAATTGATTTTGCATCCGCCAATGCCGCTGTATATATAGCCTCGCTATCTGCATCCGGTATAGACTTGTCAAATGATATATTCTTGGTCCCGTCTGCATTGATGATTATGTAGCCAAAACGAACATCTGCCTTCTTGACTGTACCCGTTACCGACTTAACGTTTTCCCCTTCATCCTGTGTGATATTGTACTGTACTTCGTAACCTGCCACATTGTTCAGGTATGTGCTCTTGACCACTGATGATACTTGTTCGAGTGCCATAACTTATTCCTCCTTATCTTTAGTTTCCACTTCTGTCGTTCCGGCTTCAACAGCCTTTGCTATAATGATTTTAAACGACGTACAGATTATTTTCATCATCTGTTGATAGTCATTATCTGATATTTCTATTGCCCCCGTTGAATGGTAGATGATATGTGCCAGATCATACATCGGAACGGATTCTGCGCTCTTGATTATCGCATCTCCAATTTCATGTGTCAAATCAGCCTTCTGAAACTTATCTACACCATATTCTACATTTAACTCTTTGAAATTTACTTGTTTCATAATGATTTGTTTTTTTTAATTATTTATCCTAATGAAATTTTTAATATATTTCCATCTCTCCAAACCATTCCCAATGATTTTGGATCTATGGTTGGAATTGAAGTAAGAATCAATCCTGTTGATAACGAACTTAAAATTTTTCCATTAACATCATGGACGGAAAATCCTGCTATCCCCATTGAATACCTGTATACTGTAGAACCAGAACTGCTATTTCTCAAATACATGTGTAAAGCTGGAATTGACTGATAACCAGAAACATTATCAAATTTAAATTCAGTCACTAATGAATTAGAATTATTAATCATTTTAAAACTTCTTTCTGAAGGGTCAATAACAAATCTATTTCCATTATTTGATGATTGAATTTTTCCAGTTATAGATAGATTCCCACCGATATCCCAAAAAACATTTTTCTTAGCTAACCATCCCGCACCATCATGCCCCAAACGTATAGCAGAATTTGCTCTATCTTCCCATGAGCTCCCCGCCCAAAATGCAGGACCTGTAATATCAGGAGACATACCCGCTAAACAGACAAAGGATGAATTAGAACCAGATCCCATTTCTATACGCCTATTTAACCTCATTTTGTTTGATCCAAAAGAATAAAATGCACCGGTTATATCTGTCACGGAATCTAATTCACCTTCAACACTATCAACTCTATTCCCTAAATTATTTATATTGATATTTAAACCCTCTGCTGTTTGATTAACAAAACTCTCACTTGCAAGTCCTTTTACAGAAGATGATATCTGGCTACTTGTCCAACTTGTTGTAGCATATCCAACTAAAGCTCCATCAACATAAGATCCCACCTCGGTTTGTATTTTACTACTTGTCCAGGACTGAGTAGCGTAATCCCTTCGTACAACTTGCTGGAATTCATCATATTCTTCCTTAAACGAAGTAAGTTCTGCTTTATCTGCCTTTAAAGATAAAGAGGTATCATATTTAGTATAAATTTTACCGGTCTCGGCATCAACATAATCTTTAGTTGCACGTAACTTAATTTCTTCTTCGTTTTGTGTGATTTGAGTTTGTAGATGTACAATAGCATCCGCAATCTCATCAGAAAACAGCCCTACACCATAAATAAGTATCTCACCAGTGAACCTCAGTTCAAAATCACCTTTCCCGTTCCATTTCCCGACCTTAGACAGCTTTTGATAGCTGTCGCTTTCCGATAGCTGCTCTTCATGATACAACTCAGTTCCTGGAATACCGAAACCGCAAGAACCGGGACGGAGCACCTTATAGAACAAAGAGAAAGAATACGTCTTTTCTTCTTCTTCCGTGTGATCCGGGATATTCATTATAGCATTCTGCTGAAGGATATACGTGTTCCTTATTCGCAGAACGTTTTGACCGTTGTCATTATAAATATCGGCAACTTGATCCTTTTCTACATAGAAGCTACCATCCAGCCAAAGATATTCTCCGCCTACATTGATAAAATGAACGTTATTTGCGGCTGTCCAATAGTTTGTATTCTGGCTGAAAGAAGAGTTTACAAGGATGTTACCACCTTCTGCGGATATGTCGTTACGGATGCCATCAATAAGGCTTTCAAATTTGCCGTTCATGGCAATAAAGGTCTGCTCAATGGTATCTCCATTTTGAAGAATGAATGTCGAGTTTTCAACGTATATCCCGTTCAAATAAGCCCCATAACCAGACAACTGATCGCCTCTCTGTGTCCTGATTCCTGTCAGGTGTCCAATACGGGCTTTCAACTTGCCTTCGGTGCTGGCATCAGTAATACCATCGTACACATCGATAAATGGCGCACCGCTATCGGCCGTTGTCAGATATATCAATCCCTGCCGGTCCGTATCTTCATTGTTACCCCAACGAAGGGCAAAATCTCCGGCTTCCGGTTGCCCTGTCCCTTCTATCAGAGGAATAGCTATATCAAAATAGTCACTGTCCACACCGATACAACGTCCGAAAAGATACTTGATACTGGTCGTTCCCGTCCGTGTCTGTATCCTGACACCGTCACCCTTACGCAGGTTCATAAGCATAAGACCATCCATATCGTCCATATAACAGCGATAACGGTCAGACATCACTTCTACTCTGGCTATTTTGTTGATGTCAGAAACAATCTGGCTACCTCCTAAACCGTAAATTTGGGAATAGACAATCTCGTAAGCAGTGAATGTCTTTCGAATAAAGAGGTTGTCCATCTCCCCGGTGGCCGTCGGTGTGTCTATCTGCCATCCCCAACCGGTAAAACCGGATGCAAAAGTTGGCGATCCGGTATTGCCCCCCACATAGATATCACTCCTCACACGAAGCGAGTCCAATATGGCGGCGCCCGTACTCTGGATCTCCCAGCCTTTACCTTCCCAGCCATCTATGAAAATGGAAGAGCCGATCTTCTTGTCAAAAAGTATATTCCCGTGGGCGGTATCGTCGATATCTTTGCGAAGATATCGCTCATCAAGATAAGTCGCCAGCCTTGCACTTTCTACAGATGTTACATGTCCAAAATCATCAACACCGATATTTTGGACAAATAAATCGTCAAAATTAGATGTTGAAACTGCTGAAGATGTATTTTCATGCGAAACCGTGAAAATAACAGTTTCACCAATCAAATCTTTTTTTACATCAATGCCTCCTCCTTCTTTTACGTCTACATCTACATTTACAATTCCTCCACCTCCTGAAGCCGTACCACCTCCTATTCGCTTGGGTAAATTATCACTACCCAAACAAAACAAAGCAGGATCATCTTTATTATCATTGAGATATAATTCACCTCTTACAAGACCATTCAAATCCCAATCCTCAGAACCATCATTTATAGCAACTGGAGGAGCTACCGCTGTTACTTTACCATCACTATTAGTAATAGTTTCAGATCCGTACCATATTCGTTTTGTTAACTTTTTTATACTCATAGCGAATCAAGATGTGATTGGTTAACAAAACTTCCTTCGTTTCCGTCAAAGACTAAAACTTGACCGTCTTTAGCATTAGAAACGTTTAAACTGACTTCTCCAACAATACCAGATCCATCTGGATATTCGGTAAAACCATTGTAAGAAACATTTTCGGAGCATTCCACCGTTAAAGTATAATTGAACTGTGGATATCTCTCAGCAATAACCTGTTGTTCCGGTACGCTTGATTCACTTCTGGTATAAGACACTCCATCAATCTTCACAGAAGACAAGCAAAAGATATTGTTTAAAAGCCGGGCCATTTCAAAAGGGACACCTTCATTATCACCAATCGTAAGTGTCCTTTTTTCATAGGGAACAGAATATAGATTGATAGGTTCTTGCTTTTGAGTTCTGAATTGTTCACTTTCAACAGCTAATTGCCGGCTATCAGATTTAAATCCTCCTTCTACACGTGTTTTAAATACACGTTTATTCCCTGATATATCAAATACAGCCCCAAATGCTTGTTGATTATTTGCATTTGTATATTCTATTTGCATTGTAAATGGAGTATATGATGGACTATGTACACAGAAAGGCAAACTAACAGATATCTCTCCCTGATCATTTGTTATTCTGACTTGATAGGTCCCATTATTTGAAGGATTTATCGTAAATTCATACAACGTGTTGTAATCGTTAATCTCGTATTTTTGTGGAGATATTTGATATGAAGTCCCATTATATAAATCAACAAGTAACATGGTAAATGTCTTGTTTGGAACATCTACGATCTGTATAAGGATAGGCATATCCTCCCTTTCAAACTTCTGAACATAATCGATCGAATGTTCAAAGCCTGTACTTTCAACGTCAAATATCAAAGGAGATACACTGCTTATTTTTATCATACGCTTATACAAACAAAAAGAGCCGTATACGCAGCGTTAACTACGTATACGGCTCTTAGGCTCTATGCTTGCAAATGTAGCAATTATTCAGAATAAAGACAACATTAATCGATATTTTTACATATCAAAGTATATTCCGTTGTCTGTCTCTTACCAAGAAACTCTGTTATATCGGAAACATAACCGGTATACTTTTTGCCGTTATAATTAAAAGATATAAGACCATCATATAAAACAGGAAATGGCGACAGCCCTATCGTTTCAACTTTAAGAGTTTCAACTCTAAAATAACGACTGTCTAATACAACGGGGGACTTTTCACTTTCCCGCCATAAAACCGCATCAGCATTCCCTTCAGAAGCAGTAAACTCAAGTCTGCTTGTACAAGATGATAATATATCCTTATTTGCAAGCAACATCCTTCTTGGAGAATATGCAATATTAAATACCGAAGAAGGAAATAATACTCCGGAAGGCCGATCTCCTTGCCTGTTTAATTTTAACTTTATCGAAGATGTAGAAGGATCCAAAACAGAAACAGCATCAACAAAAAACAAATCATTATCCGAACTATCATCCTTTGTTTCTTCATCTCTTTTTTGCGCCAAGAACTCTATTCCATAACAATCAGCACGATAAGGGCTAATAAGTTTGTATATGTTATCGTTGATTGAAATACCGGTCGAAAAGCTGTTCTTTACATGAAATTCGTCACGACCGTTTATTTCATCATAATCTTTCTTCTCATAGCCCACATCTACCCCGGAGCATATCAAGGAGTTGTCAATTGAGATATCAAGCCCGTTCACATGCTCAAGTTCTTTCACCGTCTCTGGATCATATAATTCAGTCAAATGACAAAATATAACCTTCTTGCCTTCTATCTTGTAGTAATATCCAAGACATGCTTTTGCCCATTCTGAAAATTTACTGAAAGAGGTATGGACTTTTGCATTCTTGATATCTCTGATACTTTCCGCAGCTATCATATATGGTATCGTAATATCACCTTCCTTTACTTCTCCGGTCATATCGGTAAGGCCCATATTGGACAGTATGGAGGTGAGTAATTTATTAGGGGTGAAAACATCAAAATTAACAGGTTTGTTTCTACCTTTATAAGATACGCTAATTTCTTTTACATTCGAAACCGTCATTATAACATCTCCCTCCCAAAGGGCATAACTATCACCCTGACCTATCCACATTATAATTCTATCCCCCTCCTTTAAGTCAACATCATATGTCTTATCTATGCTGATTTTACTCTTAAAAGGTATGGATATAGAATCTATTATTACAGGTGTAGGTTTGTCTCCGTCTTTCACCCTTGCATATTTGGCGATTTCCAATCGCAATTTACTTGCATTCCCATTTGTTATTGTAGCATATACATCAAAACTCATTCGATATTGTATGCTTATGCGAGTTAACGCCTTAATCATATACCCAGAATAAAAATTAGCATTGTCTGGAGCTGTTATATTAACGTCCCCAACATCAATTTTGTTTTTAACGGGAAAATTAGTTGTAGTATATCCAACCGGGAAATTATATTCTCCTAAGATAAAATTGGAAGGCAAACTTATTTTATAAATACCTTCATCAGTCTGTTCTTCGGTCGGTATCACAACAAAATCCGCTTTGTTGTTCAGCTCCATGCGATCATAATACAGCTCATCCGATTTGAGACTTGAAACAGGGATATCATACACCTGCGACTTGTTTGCATTGATTATTGCCTCCGCACTGTTATCTATAGCCTTTATGGATATAGTGTTGCCATTATTTTGGTATGAAGAAAAATCAAGATTACACCGGATCTTCTCATTATATGTCCAAGAATTATTCAATACCCCAATGACTATCACAGCAGAAGCATTCAGATAGTTTGTCAAGAACTCGTTCTCCAAGAGCATATAAGAATCACCGGCAAACTCAAATGAATCGCCAAACGTCCTATATACACCCCCAAAGTCTTTTCTCTTTATCGATATTTCAACATCTTCCCAATTAACTAAATCGTTGGTGGCTTCGTATTTCTTTCCGCCTATTAATAACTGTACACGTATCATATCAATTCAATTTTGAGTTTTTATACGAGTTGTATTCTGTTCTACGTTGCCCTTTAGATATGATCCTGCCCAAAGAACGAATCTCTTTCTTTAGGTCGTTGTTCGTCTTATTGCTTGCTTGAATAATGCCTTCTGCATCAAAGTGGTTCACTATCTGCACCCGTTCCCCGGCTTTGTTATGAGTCAACCAATAACTGTTATCCATAAAACGGGAATAAAACTCAGGATCGTTAATGTCTGGCAAAACTTCTGCCCCTTTAGGTATAGGCATCAATGTCGGCGTGTCAGGAGTAATGTACGCTTTACCTCCAGATATAACAGCTTCATGTTTACCGGCATCACCGACAATAGCCAAACCTCCGGGATGATAATCAGTACCCTTTGCATACTTGGGGATAGGCTGGGCTATAATGGTGGCAAGCTGAATAGCACCCGTTGCAGCAACAAGCGCAGCCATAGGGCCTGCAAATATTCCAAGTTGTTTATATACGGTCATTATAGCTTGCGCAGTGGATGCTATAGTTTGAGCAATATCTATTGTTTTCTGAAATCGTGCCTGTCTTGTTTGCAAATCAGCCTTTTTCTTTTCAAGTTCGGCGTTTCTTGCAGACGATTGTTCCTCTGCTACGCGCTTACGGGCTTCTGCTTCTTCTTTTGTAATAACATCTTTTTCGGCCAAAGCATCAATTTCTTCAACCTTCTTATCATAAGCCTCTTGATTAGCGTCAATCTCAGCTTCTATTTCTTGTATTCTACGGTCAAACATAGAAGATCCTATTTCTGCTATGGCATTTACAGCTTCTTGAATCAACTTCTTTTTTGCTTCTTCTACCTTTTGCCTTTCTTTTAGTTCTTTTTCTGCATCTGCATTTATTTTATCAGTGGTTTCTTTTGATAGCTGGACCCTTAATTGGGCTATTTTTTTCTCCATTTCCAAGCGTTCGTCTCCAGAAAACAGGTACAAACTCTTCTCTAGCAGTTCAATTTCCTGTTGCAGGGCTTGAACTGCATATTGATATTGCAAATCTGCTTTCTTCTTTTCGTAGGCTTCTTTCTTGATTATTCCTTTAGAATATTGCTGTTCAAGCATAGATAATTCTTTGTTCAAGAAAATCTGCTGATCTGACAATTCTAACTCGTTTTGAGATTGCTGACGGGAGAGTTGTACTTTACCAAATTCCATATAAGCATCTTCTATAAGTTTTAAGTACTTATCCTCTACTGCCAACTTACTAGCTCCTGTCTTTTCTGCTTCTTTCAATTCTGCGGCTTTTTGGAGTTCAAGAATGTCCAGCCGTGCATCAAGCTCTTGCAAACTACCCTTTTTAGCATAGGAAATTCGATTTTGCGCATCAATCATTGCACGTTTGGCCTCGTATTCTTCCCTAAAATCGGACAATTCTTTGTCTCTCATGGCCTCTATTGCGGCAATCTGCTCATTGACACGGACTCCTTTTGTCTTTACATCATCTATTCTCTTTTGATATTGGGCATAACGAGTCTCTATCTCTTTTTCAAAACCTTCATCCATCAGTTTTATACGGGCTTCCTGGATTGTCCGTTCGGCTTCCATTTCGAGTTTCATCCTTCGTTCAGCTTCACGTTTTGCTCGTTCTTCCTCACGTTTTGCCTTTTCTTTATCCGAATATTTGTCAATACCGGCCTCTTCAAGTGTTTTGTTTTCTTCTTTTAGCGCTTCTGACATCGCATTTATATAGATGGAAGCCGCCGTTTTTGCCGCCTTAGCTTGCCCTCTTATTCCTTCTGCCGCTTTTTCTGCATTATCCTTTGCTGTTATTGTTGAGTCATTATAAAGAACCAATTGTCCATTTAATGCAGACATGGATGATGCTGTTGCAATAATCGTTTTATTAGGATTGGTCGTATTGAGCTTATCCAACCAGGTAGGATTATTTTTTCTTATCTCTGCTTCTGCTTCTAATTCTAACGCTTCTGCATATTTCTCTGCTGCTAATTTTGATGCAGCTGTATATTTCGCTCTTTGCTCAAGCGCCTTCAGAAATGCGTCAGTATTATTAACTAAAAAATTCTCTGCCTCATTCACATTAGTAATAGAAACATCCAATTTTTTAAACTCAGATTCATTGTCAATGATAAATTGCTTCTTCTTATCAAGATTATCTCCCAGACTATTCCATTCATCCTGTAGTTTCTTAATGGAAACAACGTTCTGCCCATAGGTGGATGCTGAATTTTTCAACTTGTCAAAAAACTTACCACTTGTAGAATTAAGGTCTTCCAATGCATCAGATGCAGCCTTTGAAGCATCCTTGCTTTTAAATAGATTAGCAGCAAAATCAAATATTTTATCTCCATATACAGTCAGCAGCGTAACACCTACAGACAACAATGTTTGCCATGAAACCAAACTCCCAGCGACCTGCCTCCATACCGGCACTGCTTTTTGACCGCTTTTTGTTAATTCGACATTCTCACGTCGTATCCTGGCTATTTCATCAGCTAGAATAGGCAAGTTATTGCTGATCGCAAGCAATCCTGTCTGCATAGATACTGCAAATGCAGGCATTTCACGGCTTAGCTGGTTGATTGCATTTCCTAATCCATTCCAATAGTTGCCTACATTTCGGCCATATACCCCCATTTTAGCATCTTGCTCTTTCAATAGTTTATCCAACTTCTGGATATTCTCAAGCACTTTGGGATTAACTGCATCTATACCGCCAACTTGAGTTTTGGAATAAGCCTTCAATTGACTTAATATGCGAGCTTGCTCTTTGTAAGAAAGATTTGCTGTGTCAAGTTTTAAAATTAGGTTTTCAACCTGATCAGAAGTCAACTGCACATTTTGAGCATGTAATTTATCCGCCTTAGATGCTACCATTGTTGCTCGTTCTTCAGCCAGTTTAGCCCTACTTAGATCTTCTGAAGTTTGCTTTCTAATCTTTTCTGTAGCAGCAAGTTCTTTTGATACTTTCGACTGTTCTTTTTCCAATTTGGCTTTTTCCTTAGCTATACGTGCCGCCTCTTGATCGGCTTTGATCTGGGCCATTACTTCGTTAACCCCTTCCTGTATTACCTTGTTCTTCTCTTGACGTAATCGATTAATTTCAGTTTCAGCTTTCTGTATCTCTTTTAGGGAAGCCATGTACTGATTATTCTTTTCAATCAACTCGGACATGTTTTTAGGCTCAAAAGACAACCCCTTAGCCATATTTCTTGCCGCAATCAAATACGAATCGTTTGCCTTCCCTATTAAATCATCGAGTTTTTCAAGCTGGCTAAAAGCCTCCTTTCCAACGATTGTCGTTATTTTTGTTTCATTTGCCATATTTTTTAACCTCCTCTATTTCGTTCAACATTAATCTAATAAGGTTTGCATATTCTGACGCAGTATATGTCTTGTCATCTATCCGCATTTTGAAATGAGCCGATAAAATCATTCGCTCTTTAGTAAAATCTACTTTTCTATTGATTTGACTGGTACTATCAAGCTGCTCTTGAGCCATTTTCAATCTTAACCGAATATAAGCCAATGAGGATTCTATTTTATTTATCAATTTCTCCGCATCCGCAACTGTTTCAATATTCACATTTTTTATGTCAACAATAGTGAGCAAATCGGAGATCTTATCTATTTCGCCTAGTTTTATAAAATTTAATATAGCTGATATAATGGATATTTTAGTATAATAATTTATGATCAAAGAACGTTTAGAAACTGCGAATTGTAGATTTTTATTTTCTATAATTTGGTTATATTCATCCATGATTCTACTGAAAATCAAACGCAACTCTTTATCCGAAGACCTTCCGGAAATTACCAACGCCTTCAAATTCCCATTGTATGCCTCTATGAACCTACAGAGAGGTATCTCATCGCATTTCGTATATAACTTCGCCATATCAAAATTCAAGTTAAAAAATATTCATGCCTATCTTCACAGACCAGCATGATCTATATGAAGACTTATCAAAAAATGTTTTATACCGTTAGTACTTTTGGCTCCCAGTTTTTACGATACAGCTTTCTTAGATATGATATCAACTGTTCATAGGTTGATATAAATCCTTCTTCTATCAAGCCGGCAATTTTCTTTTCTAATTGCCATAACTCACGCAACCTTACTTCATCTCCATGCTTATTCCGTAACATCTTTTCGTGGGAGTTAAAAACGATCCAGTTTAACGCCTCTCCTATTTTTTGCATTGCTTTTGGCATGAAATGGCTTGGAACAATTTTCATAACAGCGGATGAAAGTTCTTTGTATGCATCTCCCGCATCATTACGATATCGGATCATCTCGTCATAAACAAAACGTAGTACTTTCACCTCAAATGTTGGATTGATCCACATGGCAAATTTGATGAACAAGAGAGGATTCATCCAAACTTTATCAGGAGTTTTGCCATCTTTAGTGTTTCTCCCTTTTGTCTTTATAAGCAATTGATTTTCACCAATGTCGGTTTTTAGCCTATGGCTTTCATCCACAGATAGGGCCTTTAAAAACTCTTTCGTTTTAGGGCTATCTATAAATTCTGACATACGTCTTCTTGGATTTTCATCTACATTATTCCATTGACGAAGTAATTCGCCTCCGTCAAAATATCCATCACTTGTTCGTTGAATCACTGAAAAATTATCAATGTAGCGTACCATCTCCTGATTTGTCTTCATCTCTTTTTCATTTTAAATTAAACAAAAAGAGCCATACCCCGCAGGATATGACTCTTACCAGGTATGGCTCTTAGGCTCTAAATCTTTTGTTATACTGTTACAAACATAGCCAAATTGCACGGAATAGCCAAATAAATCTATGAGTTATTTAAACCCCATTACTGCTTGATCGGCTGCGCATGCGCCGGCACATCCTTTAAATCGTACGGTCCCGGTGTCATAGCCTGTATGCAGAGGTACAATACTCCGTCCTGCGTGTAGTACTTGTTAAATTCAAGTGCCATATTTTGCTTATATGGAATAGGATCTTCTATCGTACCGGAATGTTCTTCTGCGTCTACTATTTTCCACAGGCTTAGGGTAGCTGTGCTAGGCTTCCAGTTATCTTGTGTGAGATGGTCTTTAACACATTCCCAAAGGACATCTTCAACTCGGTATCGTTCGCCGGTTTTGACGTTTATTCCGGTTTCCCATTCGGGGTATCGATCTTTGACCTGTAAGGCTTCCGACGGGGAAAGGTCATATGTATTGATCTTTTCGGTAGCCTCCTTGTCCATTTGGTCAAGAGCCAGTAACCGGCTAAATTCCCTGTTAATCTCTACACTTTCCGGCAAAGCCCATTCTTCGCTTGCCAGCAGATCTATAAACTCTGGGTCCGTAGATTCATATTTCGGAAATTCCTCTTCGCCGAAAGGTGATAGAAACTCTTCATGCAAGATCACCTTGCTCTGATCTACACTTGTCCTCATTTCCGGTAGGACTTCTATTCCGTGGGACTTTGCCCATACGATGTTTACAATTGCGTATTTCATATCCAATTAATTTTTAATGTTACTTTGCTTTTAGGGTTTGGAGGTAGTTGTAGGCTTTGATACAGTCGTCTTTGGAGAGGAGTTGATCGTTGTAGATGCCTAAGTTTTTTAGGGCTATTTTGGTAAAATTTGAGCTATAAAAACCTAAAAATAAACGGCTTGAAATATCAATATCACTTCCAATAGGATAAACTTTGTATTTATCCCATTTTTCATCATACACCCATCCATCAGAAGTCAAAGCGTTAATCTTTTTACAAGAAAAAGGATAGTTTTTTGAACCCTGTTTTAAATAAATCCTCATTCCTGTTGTAGCATTATAGATGTAAATTTGATTTGCTTTCAATAATCCTGCATTATCATTTCTATCTTCCATAAACTTCCAATCACCAACAATGGTAAATTTATCTGCGAATTGAATTAGTTTAGCACTGATTATTTCATCATCCACCCCATCAGTAACTAGATAGCCAGCATATTCACCTTCTTCATTGTAGCCACTTCCTTCGATAAACCCAAAATTCGACAGTACAAGATCATTACCATTGCCCGTAATGTTGGCAATAGTAGCACGATCTTTGTCCTCGTTGGTTTTGCCGGTGACAGTCCATGCTTGGTCGGGAAAGAGCCAGGGATATTGCTTCTTATACCAATCAAGAACCTTTTCATCGTCTTCATCGGTAGAGAAATATCCATTACAGATTGTTTGACCAGCAATAGCTGCTTTAGCAAAAGATGCATAAGTTGCATTCTTCCATAAATAATATAGCCCAGCGTTTTCCACCCAGTCCCCACACGTACCTGTTACAACTTTATTAGTTAATAAGTTCTTAATACATATATTATTACCATTTCGTTTACAAGCAAACAAATTAAGCCCATTAACAAAATCAGCATTTATATAATAGTTATTACCCGCTATAAAAGATACATAAACCAAAGACGAATATTGCATGGTAAAAGTTTTTTTGCTATCAGCTCCACACAAAAACATATTCCTTGTCGGATTATTCTGAAACGGAATAAACGCCGTGTACACCGTATAGGTATCCTCAAAGTTAAGTTCCTTCTCTGTAACTGCAAAGTCGTCTACTCCGTCACCGAGGATAAAGCCGGGGTAGAGGGGAAGTTGTTCGATGGTAATCGGGTTCTCCAATTGCCCCATGTTACCACCAAAGACGTAAAAATAAATTATATTAGCTCCTTCATTAGCTGTATAATCAATTTCATATATACCGTCTTTGGTATAATCTTGCTTATGTTCCGTACCGGCATTATCGTAGACCCTAAATGTACTTTTATTTATTTCTATGCCAGTTATTTTAAGAGTTATTTTTATATGCCCTAAATTAATCCTATTATAAAGCTGTACGCTATTTTCTTTATTATTAATTACAATTTTGTAACTATATTTTTCGCTTACTTGATTGTTATTAATAACCCACTCATTTAATAAAAAATCAAACTTGTAACCATTTACCCCGGACATCCCAGACCAAGCGAAATTCTTGAAGGATAGGAACCTACCTTTGCCATCCGCATCCTCGATCCTCGGATCGTCCATAGCTGCCATCATCTCGTTCGTCAGGCCGCCGAAATGCCAACGAGTGACATCACCCGGAAGTTGCGGGAAACCGTCGCTGGAACCGCCACCGGAACCCTTCCGTAGCTTTTTACCATAGAACCCCCGAAGACTAATTGTATTTAGCCTCAATTCTCTTGGCTCTAATGTTTTCAACGCAAGATCATTCATAAGTGTATTGGCATTTTGTAACAGGAGTCTCGCTTTCAATAACAATGGTCATTCCCGGAGTCACATCGGGTACTTTTGCCTCAAAATTAGGAAGAGTCCAATTTATAACCTCAAAAGCAACAGGATCTGATCCTGTTATTGTTTCAAAGAACGACAACCGACCAGACGCTTGCCGTTTAATATGTATTCTAAAATCACCTGTTGGTTGGAAAGATGTTTTATAAACTCCATTCTGAAGTGAAAAAGTTAAATCATTAAGTTCCATTTTGATCGTTATAAATAATGTACATATTCTACTATATCTCCGTTAGTTCCAATTGCATCAATTGGTTCAAAAGTGTACGTATCATCATGTTTACGAATAATAACATAGATACGCTGATCCATTCTGGCGGCTTTACTTGCCAATCTTCTCATATTTTCTCGGTTGGCCATAGCCTTATTTTGAGACGAACAGTTACAAGGAGCTTTCGCATTCATTTGAATCCATATTTTTTTAGTAAATTTTCAATCGCTGGTTTTATACGATTATCCAGCAAATACTTTTTTGCTTTTCTCGTCAATCCTAAATGCGATGGACCATATTTTTCTTCAAGCGCATTATCCCCAGCATAAAAACCGATAGATCTGGTTACAATCTTCCCTCCGTCTTTCCCATCCACAACAATAGGGGTAATACTTCTATGATACTCTCCTGTTATTATGAGGTTAGGTGTATTCCTATTTCGGGGAGGAAACTTTAAAATATTGGACGTTTCAGGCGGCGTGACACGTTCTTTCATATCTCTCCACCATACCGCCTTTTTTCTCGCTGCTTTTTCCGTCTTTGTCGTTTCCCGGAAGTAAGGGTCTTGAAGATATGTAGGCCTTATCTGTTTTCTATTTTCATCAAGTCCGGCCATTAGTTGGTCGGTGATCAAATCATGAATCAGATCCTCACTTTCACGAAGGCTATTTGTAACCTCTGGCATGAAATTATTTTTCAACATCCTTACGGCATTTGAAACTCCCGCTATAGTACCCATATTAAAACACAGAGGGGCCTAATAAAGCCCCTCGTTTGCAACTGATTTACCTTTTATAATGCTATAAACATCCGTTAGAATTTTTCTTCTATCTTCGATATTACGATCTAAAAAACAAGATTTTTCATGGGCTTCCAAAAATTGTTTTTTTGTCATTTTAGAACATAAATCCCGATTAAAAGAAACTCCATTCATTACGACTTCCATTGCTCAATACCTTTAATACCAGCAGTAAGCAGCTGCTCTGGGCTTAACAATGCAGGTGTACTTTCACTTGTTAGACTCAATGTCCCATCAGCAGAATTGTATTGGGCTGCACTGACACTATCTCCCCATACACCTTCTGTTTTTCCAAGTAATGCTCCATAGGCCGTTGTTAAATCATATTTGCCATAATGTTCAACCACCTTGTAATTAGATCCACTATCTCCCACTTTTACGACATCTACCCAAACAAGGCCTTTGGCTTTTTCAACCAAATCAGTCTCACCTTGCAGAGATTTGGTTTCCATCCAAGCCTTTTCTACATCATCATACACCAGGCTAACCGCCATAGATGCATTATCTCCACTCGTTTTAAATCGTTGTACTGATGAAGGATAAATAGAAGACATCAGATAGCCTTTAATAGTAGTATCTGTGTCATACTGACCATAAACAACGTTATTTTTATCCACAAATAAAGCTCTCATTCTTTCGTTTTTAAGCTTCATTAAATTCGCCAACAGTCCTTCATCGTAATTTTCAAGCGTCCAGGCTTCAACAAGCTCCGAGTAAGAAGTAATTTGAGAAGGACCATATCCTTGTTTAGACGTTTGGGCCTCACCACCACTTGGTGCATATTCCGCGATAGGTCCTATAGGATAGATACGCCCCGGACGGTTCGCATGAATCATTTCTTCTATTTTTTCTTCCAGTTCATCATCTTTTATCACCATATCTTCCGGTGTCAGAATGATCACTTTTACATAATCCGGAACAAACGGACATTTGCTTGATCCCGTATTAAATATCTCGCTTCCGCAATCTCTGTACTTTTTCATTTTTATCTACAATTAGGTTTCTTTACTTTTATCTCCAAATCCAATATATCTATTCCGTCAAATAAATCCGCAAAAGGCTTTTTCCCGTCAGAACCATAAACCCCTCGACTGCCATACCTCATATTATCCACATACCGGTGCGGCACGACATTTTTAGATCCAAAATCAAACCTTTGGTCTTTGGCTAATTCTAAAATAAAATGTTCGTAAACAGGATGTAGGATTTCTTTGTAAGAAATAGCAAGCCTCTGATCATTGGTATAATCAGATAACGTGCGAGTAGCTATCATCAGGTCAATATTTGCTTTACAATATAGATCGGGATCGCCTTTATCTTCTTCAAATGGGGTAAAAAGAGCAAGAAGTGGCCATTTGCCCGATTCAGTGATAGGGGATTTGCTTAATATCTCCATTTCCCGTGCTATTTGCGCCCATTCCCCAAATAGGAAATTTATTTCTATCCCAACACTTATAGAAGTATTACGGCTAATATCCTTGAATATATCTACGATATTTATCATATCCCCATCTTATTCATAAATTCCAGTAAATGCTCATCAAAAAAATATCCGCCATAATCATCTCTATGATCATATAGATAATCAGATATATACCTATTCATATAGGTCATCTGATTCCATGCGTTTATCATTTTGATATTACATGGCGAAATTTTATTGGAAGAGCTTTCCTCGACATTGCCAATAGGCGTAGCCTGTGTTTGATTCTTTCTCAGATAGAAGAAGAATACATAGTAGGCAACCGGAGATACCTTCCGATTACCTACCTGTTCGACCAACATGTTTTTTAGATTATCCCATTTTTCTTCGCCTTCTCCACTTTCGATATACCCAACAAACTTTTTTGCATTATCATAACCTAATATTTTACGATAAAATTCAAGTTCATATTGAGCAATCAAGGACTTAAGTTCGTAATTGGAAGCCTCATTAGTCTTTGATGGCACGCCAGTATACGAAATCACTCCTTCTATATGAAGTTCACCTGTGAAAAATGTCTCATCTATAAGCATGATTTACTGTTTTTTATTTTTTGATTTGATCAAGCCGCTCATACCATATTTTGTAATAGCCTCTTCTATTTCAGGAGTAGAGGCTATTTTACCCTCATTTATAAACATGATTGCGACAGGAAGAGAAACATAATCCTTATCTCCGATTTCATGATGTTTAGCCTTAATATAGGTAACTTCATATACATCCGAAGGTTCAAACCTGTAACTCTTTGCATCATTTTTATTTACTTTTCCTCTTTTCATTATATTAACCTCCTATTCCTTTAGATGAATCAATAGCTTCTTTGATAGTGGCATAAGAACCCTTGACGAATGCAGTCTTGTAATTCGACTTAATATAAGCCAACAATCTTTTTTCGCCGATCATTGTCACTTGGTTCTTCTGAAAATCGTCATTGACCCAACCGAACGTAATAGATAATCCTACATAGTCACGAATGTTCAGATATCTAAAATCGCCCAATACAAATTCACCTTCCGTGATGGAAGTGGATGGCCGGATCTGGACTCCCGAAATAAGAGATCCATCCTGTAATGTAAAAGGCGGGAAGAGATACTGGCCATTAGCATCTTTTGTCAGTTTCATATTCGCCAAATCAATAGGATTAACGCGGACGACATTTGGAGCATAATTCATTTTAGATGTCGAAACAACTTGTGTATAAGCTGCTATAATAGCATCAAAGTTGTTCGGTTTGTCCACCTTGATACTGGTTAATGAATATTCGGGGATATCTGTGAAAACACCTTTTATTTCTCCATCAGAGCCAGAACCATATAAAATCCCATTTTCCTCTTCAATACCGATTTTATTAATAATTTCAGCTTGAACCTCTGCCACTAACTGGGGAAGATCAGTTAATGTTTCTTCCGTCAGCGTAGCTGTCAATGCCACCTTCCCTGCATTAACAACAATTTCCTTGATTGTTGCAGTCATTGAAGGCTTTAATCCGCCTTCAGGAACCCATTCGGCATCTCCTGTAGAATCCTTAAGCTCTGTATATACCAATGTCCGAGCATTGATAGTCGCGACATTAGCGAATTGTCTGATTTCGCTTTCAGCCATAGGCGGCGCGGAAATAGTAGGATCAAATACAACTCCAGGACTCAGCGTCACACCGGATGCGGCCGTCACAGTTGATGTAATAGGCGTATTAGCCTTGACAACAAGATTAAATTGTTTTTTATAGCCAGGAGAAGATTTGCAAGCCGCCTTTAAGTCCACCATTTCTCTTCCGCTTTGATCTTTTGTGATATATTCTTTCACCTGTTCCCGGATCTGCTCATCTATTGATTTTAAACGAAATTCTCCAGACGGGGTTTTATCCATAGCTCCTTTGATTCTAACAAGCTGTTCACAAACCTCTTTCTTGAAGTTTTCAAAGTCTTTCTTATCAATCTTATCCGACATGTTCTTTTCATTCAATTGCTTGAACTCATTTATCAAATCGTTAATCTGCTTGAGATATTCCGGTTTTCCTAACTCGTCTTTCAAAAACTTCACATTCAACTCTTCCAGTTTGTCATCCAGCCCCTTGAAAAACTTTTTCTGATCATCATCAAGCGTAGATTCGTCGATAAAAGCCATTAAACCAAGACCAGACAACAACACACCACCAGCCACAGGATTAGCGGCAAGAGTAAATACCGCAATTAGTGACAATGCCATAATTGCAAATAAAGAACAGGAAAGTTTAAATCTTTCTTTTCTTCCTCTCATGCTGTTTTGAAACAGTACTCTTAAATACTTTCTCATCTTTCTACTTCTTTTAGTTGTTATTTAAATTTCACATTATGGAATAAGCTTTTCTTTGGGTTTACGGCGGCTTGATCTTGTGCAAGTGAACGAAGCCTACTTTTCATATCTTCCTCCGGCTTGATTAGCATAAGTGCCTTAAACTTTGAGAATAAGCCCAATATTTCTGTTTTCTTTTTAATGGATAATCCCTGCAAACTATTTTCAATTTCGCTATGTAGTTCAATAACTTTATCTTCTACTTCTTCCGCAGTTTTTAAACCTGTATAATAAGTTTCTCCATTACAACCTATAGAAACAGCAGATATTTCATACAATACGACTTCTTTTACAATAAAGGCATCTTTCTCCGAATCATAGTCTACTTTGTCCCAAACGTAAGAATAGCCGATAGAAAATTGATTGATTGTGCCAGATTCCAGCTGGGTAATTTCTCTATCCCCTAAATCAATTTTATCAATATCTGCCTCAAAATATAATCCTTTATCATCCTCAATTAATGTAACAATTTTACCTACCGGTTCATTCATGTTATGCATCCATAGGTGGATGATCTTATCATTTGCATTACTTTGAGGCCCTCTTTCTTGTATACTTTTTGAGAAACATCCTTTTATTAAGATATCGCCAGCTTTATCCTTGTTCCCAAAAATAGCAGCATATCCAGAAATTCTGCGACTCTCAGAATTGATCGTTATATCTTTGGTCTCAAAAGAAAAAGCCTTATACTGCATTCCTATTGATTCTTTTTTCTTATTTTTCAGTTTGTGTGCCATTCTGTATATTATTTTCTATTGATTGAGATTCTTGTTTAAAGTCACCTTCAGGATTGTCCGGATCTATATCTATATAATTAGCTACTTCTTTCCTGGATTCGGACAATGTTATGATACCATCATTGTATAAATTACGAACCGCATTAGAAGCAAGAGATAAAGCACTTGCAGCACTTTTCTTATCTTCCTGGAGCACGGATATATGAGAATAATCCAATCTTATAATTATCTCATCATCCCCTACTATAGCCTTTGTTAGGGCTTCGCAATAATTCTCAGAATCAGGTATGATTAAGTCTTGATAGGCATCTCGCTTTGCTCCATTCTGATTGTCGTATGTGCTATCAGATATCAAAACATTAGGATTTATCCCCAATGAATTGCAGATAGTATTACGACACTCTTTATCTTCTTGATATAATTTTAAATCCTCTGAATTGCCTGTTATTGGCACCCACTTTACATTTGCGGTAGTAACAAGGACTGAAAAAAGTTTACCTACAACACCATATTTACGCTTAAAACTTTCGTTTAGTTTGTCAATCTCCCCTGGGGTAAGAGAATTATCCCCATATATATCACCATTGGCATCGTTACACAATACGCCTTTGGGACCACCATCAACGATCAATGTGCCTCTTGCTATCATTTGAGCAATCCAATTGTTAACCGGTCTAGTAAGAGAGTCTGTTGTATGGCTATAGGATAACTCTTTTTCAGTTACATTAATATTAGCACTTGCATCAGATACAACAAAATATTCATCATTCTCTATATAGATATTCTCACTCCCCCATTCAATCCATGCCTTTTTTATGACATCCTCTAATCTTGATTTCTTCCATATGTTAGCATCTACTTCAGCATGGAAAAGCTCAGGGGGAATAATCCACATCGAAACCGGTATTTCAGATCTCAAAGCTCTAAATGTATAAATAGGGCAAAAGCCAAAAGTTTTGAGGGTGATTTCAACCTGCTTATTAAATTGCTTTCCACTTTGAATTGGGTTAGGCTGTTTAAGCAAGGTCCTTATCTTATTGTATTTATTATCTCCATCCAAATGCTCATTATCCTCTTTATCCGTCACATAAAATCGCCCATTAGAAAACATAGAACCGCATCTCTCAACAACAGTTGCAAAAGGAGTGCAGGCTATTAAGGCCTTTCTTTTGTCAGCAAGGTTAAGCATATCAAAAACGTCAGATTTGCCACCAATAATTTGTTGTAGTCCTTTTGATAATGCATTTATATACCAAATGTTCCCTGCTTGATCTTTTTCTACGGCATTCACATTACCTACCATAGAAAAAGATTTCGAACTGCTATTCCAGTTAGATTTCCAAAAAGCAAGTTTTTGTAATAAAGGATATTTCATTTTTGTACAAACAAAAAGAGCCATCCCCAGTATTTCTACTGAGAATGGCTCTTAGGCTCTTTATTTTCTTTTATATGCTACAAATATAGTGCTTATTTTTAGATGAACAAACAATTAAGAATAAAATCTATCCGACATATAAACCCCTCTTAACCCTTTCTGATAATGCCGCTAATGAATTTATAGCTTCTATGTTATTCTTATCCTTGTAGTCAAGGATGTTTTCAATAAACGCTTCAAAAAGAATATCCGTATCATAATCACTTGGGATGAATATGTTGTTCTGGATATAATCGATATGAGCAGATATCCTTTTTTGAGGATCATGGAAAGGCTTTCTGCCTCTAACATCTTGGACATGATCCTTTAAATTTTTGACATAGGCCGCAAGTGAAGGATCGCATTCCACCTGAACTCTATCACCTGGAACAATCAACGAGGATACCTCAAGCTCATCTATAATGGTATCAGATAACATTGCCCTTGTAACATAGCATTTGTTATCTTTAAATATAACCCTGACAAACACAGATTGCGAATTGATGGAAGGGTTGATTTCGACCATGCCATATCCTTCAGACAAGTCGATCTTTGACTTGTCATAATACTTTATAGAGGTATCAGAAATCTTATTTCTACTTCTTCTAAGAGAAAACTTCGTATACTCTTTATTGAAAGCCTCTGTTATAAAATATCGCTTCGTATCACTAAAATGGCCGTATTGCTCATATGTCTGCCCTGTATCTTTATTTTTAACCCTCTGTTTCAAGATCGCTCCGTTCACATCCTTCTTGACACGAGAGTAGTCATTTATCGAAATCTTGCAACTTTCATCTATTCTAATATCTATACTTTTTATAGCGCCAGCATAAATGGCATTGATAAATTCTCCCGACATCGCGACAGATGGATTTGCTTTAGGCATCCTCTCTTCGACGACAAATGATTTTTCCAAACCATCTTTAAATTTGTCAAAAAAAGAGAGTTTATCATCATCGATTGTATTACCGCTCTTTGTCGACACATCCCCATATAGATACACCTTGTCGTTATAACCAATATCCTTGAGGTATTCCACCGCTGCCTCAGAAGCTTTAGAAGCCGTATTAAAAGGATCTTCTGCCGGTATCTCGTGAACTTGTCTTGCGCTATTTACATCGCCCGTAATAATTTGCCAGAATCCGATTGATATATATGGTAGCACATTGTTGTCTATAGTTATATGGATAGGATAACGTTCATCGTACTCGCAACGACCGACGTGCTTGCCAATCTCGAAGTTTCTGAAGAACTCCCCTCCGGTCTTAACGGTCCCCCATTCCCCCAGCGCGTATACTTGATAATACGCGTAATCATTTACTTTATCTTTTTCAAAGTCGGCTATCACTTGGGCATCATAAAAACCATAGCTCCCATCAGGAGAACCTACTACCCAGAAATTATTAAGATAAGTAGACCGCATAATCACTATATCAGGGTTATGTGTATCGTATTCTTTTGTTCGAGGATTAAATATTAACTTAGCGGAATTAGTCCATTTCTGGGCGATTTCAGAATATTCTTTTTTTAATATCTTCCCTGTTAGATTATCTTTTAATTTCCCGTAAAGATGATTGTCAACTTCCACCAATTTCTCCTGTTCAAATATATTCTTCTTAATCCAGTGGTCTTCGGATATGGGGTTAAATGCAGCAATGATCTTTTGTCCCTTCCTACCTCTAAGGCGCTTCCTTATCTGCTTAAAGTCACTTTCATCAAATTCGGATATTTCTTCGCAGAATACATATTGGTAACTTTCAAGGCCTTTTATTTTTTCGGGGTCATCCAAGCCTTTGAAAGTGATATATGAACCATTAAAGCACCTTATCTGCCCCTCTACCGGCTTAAAGAATGCGCCAAGTTTTAAGCCTCCTATAGCCTCCTGAATACTCTTATATATACTATCCGATATAGTAGCTCCAGTTTTTCTAAACACCATCGTGTTATATCCATTCTCAATACACTCCAACACAATAGCTTGCGAAATCGAAAAAGATTTAGCAGAAGAAGATCCACCGTATAGGAAGATAAACCTATTGTCATCATTCTTAAGAGCAACTCTTAAATGATGAAAATTGGGATTGAACCTCTTATAGCTTATTACCTTCTTATCCACAAAAATCTAAAATTTAGAATACATATAAAATTATAAACCCCGATATTTTTCTAACAAAGCGAATACAAATCTTAAATATAGAACATTAATCAATACCGGTATCAATCTGGACAAGGGCATTTCTTAAATCCAAAACGGTTGGTTCGTCATATCCGAGCATCTTGCAAATACGCTCTATAGCTTTAATCTTATCATATAATTCGACCTTAACATATTCCACATCTATAATTTCGGGATCTTCATTAGTTCCGACATTTTTCTTTAATATTTTGGTGGATATACTTTTGATCGAAGACTTTTGCTTTTCGGTAAGTGACTCAAAGTCCTTACGTTCTATCCATGTGTTATGCAGATGAGCTATAGAGGAGAATGCAATATTTGATAATTCTGCCAATATTCTATCTTTTGTAAGATCTGATTGTTCTTTTTGCTCATCTTGCAACTCTTTAACCCTTGTAGCAACCTTGTTGTCTTTAAGCAATTTAGAAGACGCTTCCCATATTGTTTTATCTGACATTTTATCACATGAATAAGCCCGCCGATAAGCCTCCGAAGCGTTGCCACATTCTATGTAGTAATTACAAAAGTTTTCTTGTTTGATTGTAAGTTTCATTTTCCCATTACGATTTTGATTTCTTTTTTACACTTTTTGCACCAGCAGTAATAAGATCCAATACTGCCATAATCATAATGCCCTATCCAGTTGCCATGAATAGGACAAAACACATCAACTTGCTTCTTTTGGGGTATAAAAGGCCCTTGCTGTGAAGACATAAAATACTATTTTAAAATTAGGCCTTTGCACAAAATTACAAATTAATCCTCATATCAACAATACATTGTTGATAAAATATCTTTTCGTAGTTACCTTTGCCCGAAAAACACCATGAGCGAAGAATTAAAACAACTAATAACCTGGTTTGAAAACTACCAAGTGACGTTTAACGAGATCCGGTTAAGCGAGTGTGAGAATATATTCGATTTGAGAAAGTACATCGATGTGCATGTCAGATCGGTTAAGAGGAATTGGGATAATCCGACCTTCGCAAGTGATATACTGAGGTTGCAGAGGCTTAAGAAGGTGTTGGAGGAAAGAGGATAAAAATAAAGCCGGAGGTTATTCCGGCTTCTTTTCTTTATATTTAATATTCCGCTCCAATTCTTTTGCTAACCCAGACATATTTATAGTTGGAAGCAATATTGTTTGTATTCCAGATAATGCCGAAAGATTTGCTATGTACGCTCTTATATAAGGGAACAAAATAGCAGGAGCATTATGCAAAAGGAACGGCATTGGAATATCACCATTTTCATCTTCTACATATTTAAATGTTGCGACCGCTGATATTTCTATAAGAAATGATTCTGCTTTATCTTTAATAGATGTTTCCAATGTCAACTCGAAGATTTTTTGATCCTTATCAATTAATCCTTTAAGTTCAAAGTTGAAATTTATTGTCTTATCCATTTTCTTGTTTGACACATGGATAGTAGCATCTTTTATTATATATTTCTCAAAAGAAAATTTTGCTTTTTTTACTTCGCCCATACATGTTTGATTTAAGCAGCTAAAGCATATGAACAATAATCTGAAATATTATTGTTATATACCTTACTTGATTTATACTTTAAGTTTTCAGATGTACTCATATCAATAACCCTATTATTATTGATATCATAAACTTTTGCGTTTTTAGAACAAGAAAAAAGCTCCTTTTCTATGCTAAACAAAATATCGTTATTTGGAAATATCCTATCCAAAGAAAGAGCAAAATTAATCTCGTCATTACAATAATTTCCATTATTGTTAATTAATTCGCTCGGATACACACAAATACGATGCTTAGACCCATTATCTGATATCTCATAAACAAATCTAATCCACGGATATTTGCAAATCATCGTGGAAAACCATTGTTCAATGTGTTTCTTTATTGTCTTCATATATATTTCCAAATTGTGCATTCAACTTTTGTTTCAAACCTTCAGACATCTGTTTTGCGAGTGTACTATCATCCGCTTTTAAAAGGACATCTTTATAGTCTGCGTCAATTCTTAATGATTTTAAAGCTCTGAAGCATTGTACAATCCTTAAAGATTGTAACCTATTGCTTATTCGATTTGAAATCTCTGTTATAATATACTCATGACTTCCTTTTTCCCTTTTTTCATTTTGAGTATTGTAATCAATAGGCCTCTTATGATGCGCTAAAATATATTTCATCTGCATCAATCTACTATAATAAGAGCAATGTACACTTGCATTGTATATTCTCTTATTTATAAGTTCTTGAGCCGCTTCCATATATTCAATTGACTTTAGTTTGATATTAGGCATTGCTACTGCATATATAACAAAGCCTCTGCCAGGGTTGATTACCTAACGAGGCTCCTTATTCATTTTCACAGTGCAAAATTCGCTCTTTCATTCCAAATAGGCAAAAAATTTAACACTTTACTCATATGTTTTATGGCATGTTAGATTGTTTGAGCTTCCATATTAGTAAAATATGGAAATAAAAACACCTAATTTATTCATCTAAGCTGATGATATCATGCAAAGCCATGACCTTATACGCGGCTGGCCTTCCTTGTGCCGTTAGGATCATGACATCAACATAGTATGCACTTTTTATAGGATTAATCTCAGACCTCAAAATCTCATCCTCTAAGACCTTAGAATCGAATAAAAGAGCTAAAGCCTTGCTTGATATAGCATCAATTATAGCCTTATTCCCCACACCCTCTCCTTTCCTTACTTGGTAAATGGACATTAATTGCTTCTTGTATACATCCCCATTGTCGGAAACAGACCTTATTTCTTTTTGTTCATAATCTGATTTGTTTTGTATGCCATTCCCCTCAATATAGTTAAATGTACACCCGCTATATAATATGGAGTCAACATTTCCACGTATGACCTGAACAGACATAACACCATTTCTATCATTAGCTGGGACCGAAACCATGTCATGCACATTCCTTAGATCAGCAGGCGTTAACTCCGGCTTAAAGGAAGCTCCCTTCACATAATAATCGTATATGCTTTTTATGTGTTTCGCAAAATCAAGAATCAAGTTCGAATTTTCCACAAAAGGGATAATACCCATAGTAGCCAATTCAACAAGGTGAATATCAATACTACCTTCAATGATTTTACTTACGTACAATTTGGCATTCGCCTCTTCTTTGGATTTCCCGTTTTTCTGGGCAAAAGACGCAAACAAAGCTCCAAAGGCATTCATCGTCTTTGTAAAGTCTGCGACTTCAACAGGCTGTGAGTTCTCTATATGAATCCTTAATATGTCTTGTTTGTTCTCTTCCATGAAGATTTTATTTTGATATGCAAATATACTATTTTCCCATCAAATCACCTTCTCCCCTACATCCTGTATTCGCAGGTGTAGGACTTGCCGGAGTGGTGGTAGTGCCAGAGGAAGAGAGGCTTGTAAACTCCGCTAAACTTCAGATTATACCGTATAGGCTTTTCTTTCTCTGCAAGTCCACAATTTTCTTGCTGGAATATGATCTTATTTGTTCTTGTGTCGTACACAGTAAAATCTGTTACTTCTACGGTTTTGCTACTATTATTGTAGAAAACAGCAGTGATATCACCTGTTACAAAGCCGTTGAAAGATGTATATGATCCATATATATTGGCTTTTATTGCTTCTTCAATAGTTGGTTCCAAGACTATTACTTTACATATAGCCTCAAAACCTCCATCTTCGGATATAGCCTTAATAATACATTCCCCGAACGAATGTGTTGAAACTTTTCCTCCTTGATCCACTGTTGCTATTGATTGGTTAGAAGATGTCCAAATGACTTTTTTATTGCTTGCATTTTCGGGCGTAAATACAGGCGTAAGAACAAATGACTCACCTTCTTTCACGGTCTTTTCTGCCTGATCAAAAGATATGCCTTCAAGTTTTGTCGGATTAACTGTAATCTTACAAGTCGCTGTAATAGAACCAACAGAAGCCGTAATTATAGCCTCCCCTTCTTGCAATGCGGTCACTACCGCTTTCCCTCCAAATACTTCATCATTTCTTACGCTCACAATATTAGGATTATTTGATTCCCACTTTACATCCTTATGTGTAGTATTTTCAGGTTCTATTTTAGCCTCCAAAGAAATAGTTTCTCCTATATTCATAATCTCTTCGGTGTTGTTTAGAGTTAGACTTGTCGCTTCTATTGGCAAAACTGTAACTTTACATGTTGCGTCATACGACTTATAGGTTACAGGATCATAGTCTTCCAAAGTAAACACTGTTACATATACCTCTCCATCTCTAATTGCAGTAAAAAGGCCATTCTGATCTATCGTTCCAACTTCATAACTTTCACAACCTTCACAATTTGGATAATATTTAGATAAATACAATTGACATTTTGGCGATTTTGCCTTCAAAGGCATATGCGATAATTTGAATTGATAGCTTTCTCCTATTTTTAATGTAAGTTCTGATTTATCTAAGGATATACCGGTAACCACTGGTTCGTCTTCCGAGCAGGCGCAAAGCAATAAAGCCATCAAGTAGATGGCAAATTGTATTTTGTTCATTTTTTTTGGTTTTATGTTTGAGTGCAAAGGTATTAGTTAAATCGAACAAAGGCTAATATTACTATATTTTTAACAATATACTATTCAACTTTTATGCTAATATCCTTGCCACAGTGAGGACAGGTAAGGGATAAAGAGTCACTTTTTGGGTGAACTTCTTTTGAAGAGGCGAACAACTGCCATACTGGTACTCCTATAGCATTAGCAATATTGGTTATTACTTTTACAGATGGATTCCCCGATATGCTTTGATTTAAAGCACTCAAGGTTACATTTAATTTTTCTGCTACCTGCTTAGTAGTCATACCTTGTTCTTCTATAGCTTCTCTTATTCTCATGATGTAAAGTTATTTCTTGTACAAAAGTATTTTTATTAATCATACCAACAAGATATACCTTGCATAATTAATGTTAAATACAAGATATTTCTTGTTGAATTTATTGTTTAAACAAGATATAGCTTGTATTTTTGCATCATAATAATAAAACAACAAGACAATGGAAGCACCAAAGTACAACAAAGCAAGAATCATGAAATCCGCTTGGTCAATGTTCAAGGCTGGCAAGAAGTACCGCAATCATGTATTGACGTTCGGAGAATGCCTAAAAGAGGCTTGGAAGGATGAAAGAAGTTCTTATGACAAGGCGATGAAGATGTACCAGCTTTTCAACTTGAATAAGAAGCAATGCGAAAGCCGGGACGCTAAAAGCAATGTTGGTACTTGCTCTATGGCTTTCATGGCTAACACACTGACAAATTACTATGCTAACAATAGATATAATGGAGATTAATATTATGACAACATTAGAGGTACTAAAAGGAATCCAGCGAATCATGATCGAGAAACTGATCGCAAAGAGTGACATTATAATATCTGTCTCTTCCCGGCCGGAAAGATCGGAGTTATCCATATATGTGCAGAATACTTCCTATGTGGTTCTGGCGCATGAAATATTTATCGACGATACCGGGATTGACTTTAAAGAAGAAAATCGAAAGGCGTACGTTCGAATCTGGGAAACAATCAATAAACATACAAGAATATCTGTCGCTTCATAATATTGCTACATAAATAACATAAACCCGCATGTTGGGGCTTCGTACCCGGCGTATCACGTTTGGATGTCCCGCCGGTAATATCGCCGGCGGGTTATGTAAAATTGAATATATAATCTAAAACCGACTTATTAACCTTGTTAATAATCGAAAAGTCCTTCTTTATATACAAATCTGTAACTGAAAGATTCTTATCAACATGGTTCAAGGCTTCATCTATGGTTGACTTATCAGTATTCAAATCATTTCTTGCTATCGTGGCCCAAGAATGGCGGGCTGCATAAAATTCAAGATCGGGAATACCAATCTTTTTTCCAACAGCTTTCAATCCTTTATTTATAGCGGCATTAAATGTCGACTGATCGGCATACATTTGATAAAACCTAAAAACTCTTTTTCCTGTTTTATCCATGTACTTTTTAATTATGGGCAATATGAGGGGATGTATCTTTATTCGAATCTTTGCGTTGTCACTTCTGCGATCCTTTGTTTTAGTCCGACAATATACAATTTCGCTATTCTCGCATATTTCCGCATTGTACAAATCAACAGAGTTCATTCCAATAAGACAGAATGATAGTATAAAGCAGTCCTTTGCCAGATTATAACGATTTTCTTTATTATTTCCCCTACTTGTAGTGTCATAGGGCAATTTTATTATCTCCCGGACAAGATCAGCACTAATCGCTCTTTTTTCAGCAATATTCTGACGAGGAACCTTATATCTTGAAAATGGAGAATAAGGTATCAATATCCTTTTTGCATCTTCGTCGTTGTATTTTTGTTTCGCATAAAAATAAACATGCCTCATACTGCCAAGATACAAAGACACCGCACGGCCTTTCCCAAGATAAGTCTCATATTTTTCCAGAAAAGCAACAGTTATTTCCGAAACATCCAACCTATCCCTTCCTATGAATTTAATAAGAGAGTTTAGCGCCGATCTGTAATTTTTCAAACCTTTCTTATCCGCATTCTCATCTATGTAATCACGAAACACTTCTATAAAATCAATAGAGGCTATTTCCGGCTCACACAGATAATCTGCCAATTTATCTATAGTCATGGTATTAATTGCAATAGAAAGTTCATTTGCTTTTTTTCTGTATAGCCTTATCAAATCATCTATCTGATCTAATACTTTCTGGTTTTTGATTTTACCTGATCGCGTCATATCATCTTTGGTGATATAAATGCCAGTCGGCAATCTTTTCAACTGTCTGTTATGAGTGACAAGTATCTTTACATTAAAAGTACCGTCCTTCCGCTGCTTTTGTACTTCATGCTTAAATGTGGCCATACCTCTATATTTTTGCGAAACTATTGCGAAACATTTTCAAGCAAAAGTAGCGATTTCAAGCAAAAGTAAGCAAAATAAAAGCCGTAAATCTATAAAAGAAATACGGCTTAAACTTCTAAAATATTGACTTTTAGACTTGTGACCAGGGTGGGATTCAAACCCACGACCTTCAGAACCGGAATCTATCATTCAAAACAACATAATAATTTACAATACTGCATATTACAAATCATAAAGAAACACATTTGCGAAACAATTGCGAAACTTCTGTTATTTTGCTTCAATAAAATAAGACATAATTCGACGTTCAAGATTATTTCTGCGGAGATTTTATAAAACATTGCGGCGGTAGGAACCATACGCCTCGCGCTATCCCTTTATCTGCACCAATAAACTTTTTGAGCTCTACTTGCATGAGCCTCGCATTCATTCGTGCATCCACTAGTATTTTGGATATCATATTCTTTTCATGCCCTTTCTTGCTCACAAATATTCCATTTCTCTTCTTGCTTTTTCTCCCAGTTTCCCATCATCTAAAACAAATAAGTTAATTCTCCGTTTGTTACATTAACTTTAAACATAAATTTATCTTTACTGCCGTCATAGTTTACAATATCACAACGAAAAGTATAAAAACTTTCATCGTTGTCCAATAAAACATAGGTAACTTTAGCGTTATTTGCAGGTTGATTCTTGAATGAAGTATGCCACTTTTGGTTAATATCATCTGCGCTAAACATAGAAATACCTATTCTGCTTATTGTTAACCATGAAGAATAAGATATAGGAAAATATTGATAACCCGGATAAGGATCTGGGAAATTTCCTTCATACATTTTTTTTACCCTGAGGTGATATTACATATTTATCATCTACCAATACACTTTCTTTATACCATTTCCTTATATTATTAATCTCATCGTCAAATGTACAAAGTACTGCCTTATCTTCATTTAAGAGAACAATATCTTGGCTTATATGTTCACTACTTGTTGTGTAATATGTGAGAATAAAAGCCATTCCCCAATCTGCCATCATAGACATCCCTGTAGAAACGGTCTTAACAGTATATTCTTTATATTCTCCATAACCTAAATAAACCTTACGTTTTTTTTCAAATGCATTTTCTGATAAATATTCATTTGAAAGTTCCAATTTATCATTCATAAAGCCCAGCCATAATCTATCTCCATAAAAACCAATAAAAACTTGCAAAGAATCCCAACGACTTTGTACAATATTTTCTATAATTATATTTTCAAAAGCAGGATCATATATACACACATCATTTCCACCTTTAGAAAACCAACCTTTTCCTCCAATGAAAAAGAGTGGCTCATACTTGTTACCATCACCAAGTATCTTCCCGTATTCCACACTTCCATCAACTTTCAAATGAACCAACTGGCATTCATTATTACCTAGACGACCTACAAAAGGTAGATACCACAATAAATACTCATTGTTATCCAGTTTTGCCGGATAAGGGAAACCAGATATTAGGGAGCTAATAGGATCAAGTTCTTTCGCTGATTGCTTTTTCCCATACCACTCTTGTATTAAAGAGTTCGCACTTTTATCAAATAAGGCAAACCACTCTTTTCCTTTTCGTAATCCATAATACCAAATAGCATTTTGATTATCATATGACCTAGATTCAAAAAAAACTTCGACATCATCAATCTCGTTTTTTTCCAATAAATCATCAGTATAATAAGCAATATCTTCCCCCTTTTCACATCCTATAAGCAATAAGCAAACACATAAAAACAACAAATTTAATACTTTTTTCATACCACTTGAATATTAACCATTTCTTCTAATTTATAATACCTATCTTTGAGAACAAACCGAAAATCTATTGCCTATCCAACATAGTTCTTAACGCCCATATTGTTTCATCCTTAGATTTAATTGTTGCGTCCTTTTCTAAAATAATCCTCTCAAGGTCTTGAATACGTTGGTTAAGTCTATCGGTATCGTTCAAGCCAGTACCTACACTTGAACTTAGGCTCTGTATTTCCACACTGCCATCCGGTTTAATAATTTTTTGTGTTCCGCTTTCTGGCATGGATACGTTAATATGTTGCCCTCCGATATTACTTACGTTTTCGTTACCATTAACAGTCATTTTATTATTATAATATGCAGGGTTCAACATATCACCTTCTCCCGTGAGAAGCCAAATACGATTTATTTGCGGAAATGCTCTAAGAATGTCATTTAGTTTTCCATCTCCAATACTCCCTTTCAATTTATTGACATACCCATTTGAGAGATTGGCCAACCGCTCAAATTCTGCTTTCTTCATACCCATGCTTTCACAAAAAGCAATTAACCTTTCTTTCTGTCCCATATTCAATAATTGTTTTTTGTTAAAAAATACTATTAGTCTAATATTTTCTAAGACTATACATTGTAGTCTTAGAATAATAGTCTATATTTGCACCGTAATCATGATTCAAATACATGATACATATAATTGATTTAGCAAAAATACACATTTATATGGAGTTAACAACTGTAAGATACAGAAAAAGCAAAATTAAAAGCTTAGCCTCAATTCTTAGAGATATGCAGATTGGGGAAAGCTTAAAGTTCTCTGCAAACAGAGATACAATTAGGATGTATATCGGACGTCTAAACAAAGAAGGGCGTCAATACACAGGGTCAGTTAAGGGATTGAGCAAAGATATAGTTGTGACAAGATTAAAATAGGTGTTTATGAAAATCAAGATAGAACTTTTCGAATTAAAAAACCTCCTCATTGAAGCGGCAACGCTCGGTGCAGAGGCAGCGGAGAAAAGACGTTCTCCTACTTCTGATAGGATAAGCCAGAGGGAAGTCTATAGATGGCTTAAGGGTCTTGGTTATAGACCCTCGCTTCTCAAAAAATTGGAAGATAGTCTTAAAATAAAAGGAGATAGAGATGGAGGTGGAAAAAATTCTCCTCTGATGTATTCCAGACTTGAAATAGAAGCAGCTTTAGCAGCATACAAATCTTTTGATTCTGTAAATGGCATATAAAGGGCATAAGCCGAAAGCGTTCGGCTGGTGAAGGAAAGCGTTCCTGACCGGGTTCGAATCCCGGATGCCCACAAAAGCGTTCTTTGACATGGTTACAATGAAAGTCCTTGATCCTATCATAGGTTACACGTAAGAGGTATCGGGATAGCGACAAGGCGGTATAAGGCAAAATGGAGGGAGGAAAGATATTTCCAGCTCACGATGAAGTTTAATCGTTCTTTTCATCAAGTCTTATGCGACAATGCGAAAGTATTATAAAGCTGGAACATCCTTTAGGTGTTACGAGTCAAACGTTGGTTAACCTATCCAGTTTTCAAGATATAACCCGGTTTTGAAGGCGTGAAGCTGTCGATCGGATCGGCTGCCGGGTGCAAACGGATGACCACAGGTGATATGGCGTATGTGTATGGCCTTTTCGCATACGCCATATGTTGTTCAATACAACGTCATCCACTTTGTATTTTGTAACAAATTTTGGTTTATGCCTCTCTCGTCCGTGAGGATATAGCGAGGTGTCTTTTGGTATAAATAAAGAATTATATATGTTACCGGAGCTTTCTGGGAAGACCGCTCCGGCTCTTTATCTGAAATTAAAAATCAACGATATATGAAAGCAATTCAACTGTTCATGCTCACAGCTTCATTGCTGATGACATTTTTCGCATTTATCGGGATGTTTTTCAATCCCCTGTATTATGCGATTTGCCCAATGTCAGCCTTATTGTCCTACACTATTTATAAAGAAAAGCGATGGTAAGGGATATCTACATTATAGATCCGGACGGGGAGCAAGACTTCGACGGGTTTGAAGATACGGAAGATCTCGAAGATGTATATCAGAGGGAATGGGAAAATACAACTATGTATTGGTAAGATTAATATTCAAATCTAAATTATATAGAAAATGACTAAAAATGAAATTTTAAACAGCAACTGTGATGTCCGCCGTAACGCTGCCGGGAACCCTAACACACCGGTAGAGGTGTTAACTGAACTGGCTAAGGATAGTGACTGTGATGTCCGCCGTAGCTCTGCCGGGAACCCTAACACACCGGTAGAGGTGTTAACTGAACTGGCTAAGGATAG